CTTCGACAGCAGCACGGTGACGGCCTACGACAGCAGCACGGTGACGGCCTCCGGCAGCAGCACGGTGAGGGCCTCCGGCAGCAGCACGGTGACGGCCTACGACAGCAGCACGGTGACGGCCTCCGGCAGCAGCACGGTGAGGGCCTCCGGCAGCAGCACGGTGACGGCCTCCGGCAGCAGCACGGTGACGGCCTCCGGCGCCGCGCAAGTCATTGCGCGGCACGCCGTCAAGGTGATCGCCACCGCGTATGTCGCGGTGACGATCCTCGGGGCCAAGGTGTCCGTGACGGGCGGCATCGAGATCCGGCCGCCCGACATCAACACCGGTAAGGCCTGGTGCGACGCGCAGGGCGTCGAGGTGAAGCGTGGCGTGGCGGTCCTGTACAAGGCAGTCGACGCGCAGTGGAAGAGCGCGTATGGCATGTCGTACAAGCCCGGCACCACACCGAGTGCTGCCGATTGGGATGGCGGGAAGGCGGAGTGCGGTGGCGGGCTGCACTTCTTCCCGCAGCCCTGGATGGCGCACCGCTGGAACCCGGACTTCAAGCACATCGTGGCCTGCCCGGTGAAGGTGAGCGAGATCGCCGCACACGGATGGGACGCCCAGTTCCCCGACAAGGTCAAGGCGCCGCGCGTCTGTGCGCCCTGCTACGAAGTCGACATCGAAGGCAACCGTATCGAGCCAGCTAAGCCGAAGCGCACGGCGAAGAAGGCCGCGGCGTAGATGCTGCTACCGCTGAGCGCGCCAGACAACCTCGTCGCTGTGAAGCGGACGGACGCTGAATCGCGCCTGCTCGCCGATCGCCACTACAGCAGGCAGACGCCCGGCGCACGGGAGTTCATGGGCAACGGTCGGACGCTGGTGTTGCGCGATCTCGCCGGATCAGTGGTGTTTGGCTGGCTCTATCCGCAGCACCACGCGGTGCCCGGCGTCAGTTGCACCATCTTCCGCAACGAGAGTGAGCGGCTCAGCTCGGACATCATCCTCGAGGCCGAGCAGCATGCGCTAGAGCGTTGGGGGGGGGGTCTCACAGTTCTACACGTACGTCGATCCGCGACGCGTGCAGAGCCCGAACCCCGGCTACTGCTTCAAGGTGGCTGGCTACCGATTTGCCGGCGTCAGCCAGCGCGGCTACCACTTGCTCATCAAGGCAGTTGCTACGTGAGTAGCGAACTCCACTGCGGTGACGCCCTCGACGTCCTTCGAACGCTCACGGATCAGAGCGTGCAGTGTTGCGTGACGTCCCCACCGTACTGGGGATTGCGCGATTACGGCACACCCGGTCAGCTGGGCCTCGAGCCGACACCGGAAGCGTATGTCGAGAAGATCGTTGAGATCTTCAGCGAGATCCGGCGCGTCCTCCGGAAGGACGGGACGCTCTGGCTCAACATGGGCGACTGCTATGCCACGCAGCCCAACGGCAACGTTGGCAACACTGGATTGCATGATGGAGGACAGGCGCGCCGGCGAATAGGCAGCGCCAAGACCTATGCGCATCCGCACGATGAGGACGACCGCACCTTCCGGGACAAGCCGTTCAACACCATCGTCGCGGGACTCAAGCCCAAGGATCTGGTCGGGCTGCCGTGGTTGCTGGCCTTCGCGCTGCGCGCGGATGGGTGGTGGCTGCGCAGTGACATCGTGTGGTCGAAGCCCAATCCGATGCCCGAGAGCGTCACGGACCGGCCCACCAAGGCACATGAGTATGTGTTCCTGCTCAGCCGCAGTGAGCGCTATTTCTACGATGCGGAGGCTATTCGTGAGCCGGCGCAGTACGTGGGGCCCAACGGTCCTCAGCACTCGCCCTATGGCCAGGGCTTCACGCGCCGCTCTGAAGAGCGACTGCCGTCTGGCTGGAACACCGGACCCGGCGGTGACAACGGCGACCGGATCGGCCGGTACGCCAACCACAAGAACGTCACGCGGCCCGACACCAAGCCGGGTGACCGCCTGCATGACCTGAACCAGAACTGGGACGCCTCAGAGGCTAACGGCACCGCGCCGCTAACGCGCAACAAGCGCAGTGTCTGGACGATCGCCACGCAGCCCTATCCGGGCGCGCACTTCGCGACGTTCCCGGAGGCGTTGGTAGAGCCCTGCATCCTCGCCGGCACATCAGAGCGCGGGGCGTGCGCTGACTGTGGAGCGCCATGGCGCCGGATGGTGAGTGTCGAGTACGTCAAGAGTCCAGTTCACGGCGATAGCTCAGTGGTCGGGCGCCATTACGCCACGGGCAGTAATGGCTGGGACGGCGCAGCGATGCCGCGCGTCAACCGCGCTGCGACAACCTCCGGCTGGGAGCCGACATGCGCCCACACGAGCTGCTCGCCAGTGCCCTGCACGGTGCTCGATCCCTTCGCTGGCAGCGGTACGACCCTCGCCGTGGCGAAGGGGTTGGACCGCGACTACATCGGCATCGAGCTGAACCCGGCGTACGTCAGGCTCGCTGAGCGCCGCCTCGCACAGACAGGACGTCAGATGGCAGCAGTGCTGTGAGCAAGCGCCGCGAACCACCCCTAGCTTTCTTGGATCTCGAAACGACCGGCGCCGACGAGCGCACCGGCGAGATCCTCGAGGTCGCTGTCGTCGTGACGGATCCCGCCGCGCCCTTCGTGGAGCTCGGCGAGTTCACGCGGATCATCCGGCTCTACAGGCAGGACTGGCGATCGCTGATGGACGACACCGTCACGGCCATGCATGCGGCCAACGGGCTGGCGATCGCCGTCGACGCCTGCCATTGCCCGCTCCGCGTTGCCGAGACGCAGCTGTTCGCCTTCCTGGATCAGTTCGAGCCGCCACTACGTCTCGCCGGCAGCGGAGTGGCGCACTTCGACCGGCGCTGGCTCAAGGCCCACATGCCGCGTGTCGAGGCGATGTTCGACTACCCCAGCATGGATGTCGGACCGGTGCGCCGGCTGATTCGTGACTACGCGCAGCGTAAGGACTTGGTGCCCGAGCTGGACGGCAGCAAGCCGCACCGCGCACTCGCCGACGCTCGCCTGCATCTCACGGAGTTCCGCCACTACGCCGCGCTGATCGCTGCACTGCCGGAGGCAGCGGCATGAGCGGCCCGAGCGCAATCGAATGGACGGATGCGACGTGGAATCCGATCACGGGCTGCACGAAGGTCAGTCCGGGCTGTGACCACTGCTACGCCGAGCGCATCACGGAGCGGTTCCACGGTCGCGGGAGCTTCGAGCATGTGGTGCTGCACCCTGAACGGCTGGATGCTCCGCTGCGCTGGCGAAAGCCGCGAATGGTCTTCGTGAACTCCATGAGCGACCTCTTCCACGCCAAGGTGCCGGCGCCCTTCCTTCGCGATGTGTTTGCCGTCATGCGACGCACGCCTCGGCACACATATCAGGTGCTAACGAAGCGCGCTGAGCGGATGGAGCGACTCTGTCGCGAGCGACAGGCGACCCCGGCAGAGGTGGACGCCGGATGCGAACTGGGACTGGTGCCGGGCCTCACGTACGATCTGCCGAACGTCTGGCTCGGCGTCAGTGTGGAGTCGCCGGCCTATTACTCGCGCATCCGACATCTGCAGCGCACGCCCGCAGCCGTGCGGTTCCTCAGCTGCGAGCCGTTACTGGCACCGCTCGAGGACCTCTCTCTCGACGGCATCGGTTGGGTAATCGTCGGTGGCGAGAGTGGGCCGGGAGCGAGGCCCATGCATCCATCGTGGGCGCGAGACATCCGCGACCAGTGTCAGCGCGCGGGAGTGCCCTATTTCCTCAAGCAATGGGGAGAGTGGGGTCCAGTCGATCCGCTCGAGTGGGACAGCTCACGTGATCGACTTCTGGCTTGGAGCGGAGCGGACGATCCAAACGGCGGAGGCTTTGTCCGTCGCTACGGCAAGCACGCCGCAGGACGTGTTCTCGACGGCCGCACGTGGGATGAGATGCCAGCGCAGTCACAGGGGGTGCTCGTGTGAGCCCCGCGCTCCCCAAGCCGATGAGCATGCGCGGCAAGGTGTCGGCCCGCTTCGACCGCTGGCGCCGCGACCAAGCGGCCAGGGTAAATCTGCGGGCTGGCTTCCGCTGCGAGGCCGTGTTGGATGGGGTGCGGTGCCGCACTGCATCGCGGGACGGCGATCACGTCTGGGGCAGCAGGTCGCGCATCAGTGAACCACTGCTCAGCCACAGCTCGCAGATCGCGGCGCTCTGCCGCGCCCATCACGACCAGGCTGGCGTTGAGCCGAACGGCGAGCTGCGCCAATTCCTGCAGCGTCGCGCCATCGAGTGGGCACAACAGAAGTGGCCACACATCCGCCTCACACCGGGTGAGCCGGTCGATCAGATCCGCGAGCTCGAACGCCTGCTGAAGGACGGCGACGAGTGGCAGAGGCTCGTCGAGGAGGCTGGGCTGTGAGCGTCGCGGCTGGATACGTGGACCGTGCAGCGCACCTGTCCGAATGTGGTCGGTATCGGTACAGCCTTGTCCGCAGCTGGGATGACGGCATGGGCTCAGTGCTGTGGGTGATGCTGAATCCGTCAACAGCATCTGCGTACATTGATGATCCGACCATCCGACGCTGCGTCTGGTTCTCGCAGCGGTGGGGCTTTGAGCGGCTAGAGGTAGTCAATCTCTTTGCGCTGCGCAGTCCAAGCCCGGCCCTGCTTCTGACCGAACCGAATCCCATCGGTGACGAAAACGATGCTGCCATAGCCTCCGCCGCCGCTGTCGCGGATTCGATTGTCGTGGCGTTCGGCGCTCTGAGACGCCTGCAGTGGAACCGTGCCGTTTTGGTATGTAGGCTGCTCAATAGCCTCCACCGAAAGCCGCTGCAATGCCTCGGCACGACGCAATTGGGCTGGCCCCGGCATCCACTGTTTGTCTCGTCACAGACGTCGCTACGGCCTTGGATCAGGGCGACGGCGGTGCGGTGATGCTGAAGATCTCCGCCTCTGAGTTTCCCCCGCGGCGTGATCCCTTCGCCGTAGGCCACTTCTCGACGCCGCGCCCTCCGTGGGGAATTCTGGCGTCGCGGTTCCCGCCCTTTGCGGTCGCACAGCGAGGCTGGATGCGGCACCGAACCGTGCAGGTGGTCATCCGTCACAACGGCCGCGCTGCGCATGGCGGTCCCGGCTTTGCCGTCGACTACGCCTGCGGCAACAGCTCCAACTACGCTCACCTCACCGACGACCCTGAGTTCATCTGCGCCACCGACGTATGTGCGGCCTGCGAAGGGAAGGTGTGGAAGTGGCAGCAGCAGGGCTGGCCTTGTGGTCGTGACGTCGCAGCTCCTGCCATGCCGGCGGCGTGGAGGAGAAGCGCATGAGCGATCTACGCATCTCCGACTCGCTCACGCTCGATCTCGGCTTCGTCACGAAGACGTGCGGCATCCTCGCGCAGCGGCGGGTCGGCAAGACCTACACCGCCTCCGTCATCGCGGAGGAACTGGTCGCTGCGCATCAGCCCTTCGTGGTGCTAGACCCAACGGGGGCATGGTGGGGACTGCGAGCCGCAGCGGATGGCGTACGACCAGGCCTACCAGTCGTCATTGTTGGTGGTCAGCACGGTGATCTGCCGCTCGAGCGCACAGGAGGCCGCGTGCTGGCCGAGATAGTCGTCGAGCACCCCGGCTACTACGTCGTCGACTTCTCGCTGTTCGAGTCGGCTGAGGCGGAGCGACAGTTCGCCACCGACTTCATCGAGCGCCTCTACCGCCTGAAGGGCCACGCCGGCCACAACGATCCGCTGCACCTGCTAATCGACGAGGCCGACCGCTTCGTGCCGCAGCGGCAGCGGGGTGCTCAACGGTGACTGAGCCCAGGGAGCCGACGATTCGCGTTGGCCAATCCGTCCTCCTCATCGCTGGGCACTTCACAGACTGGCGGCGGCTCACCCGCGCGGAGAGGCAGGTTCATGTCGTGGGCGTGGTGCAACACATCACGGAGGAAGACCCGACGTGGTGGGTTTACCCGAAATGCACCCGGCTCGACTGTTCATACGCCGATTGGGACTTCGAGGTGGTTGACGCAGCGACAGCCAAGCCCACCATCTTGTGCCATGACTGCTTCAATGACTGAGAGGGAGCGTCCACTGGGTACGGCAATTGCGCCCGGCAGCGGCACCCTCGCGCGCCTCGACGAACTCGACCGGCTTCGGGCTCGAGTGCGCGAACTAGAGCGCACCTGTGATGCGTTCAGCAAAGCCATCCTTAGTGGTGACAAGCGTGTGGGCGAACTGGAGGCCGCGTTGGCGGAGGCGCGTCCGCACTTCTCGTCCGCCTACAACACGGGCTACTACGATCTGGTGAAGCGAATCGACGCTCTGCTCTCCCAGCCAGCCCCCAAGGAGCATCCGTGAGCAAGGAGTTGATCTCTCGCGATGCCCTGGAGATGGTGTGCGGTGAGCACTACGTGTCCACGGCCTGCATTCACCTTCGCTGTTCGGAGTGTCGCAAGACGTGCAAGTTCTGTGACGCGCCGTGCCGCCATCCCTGCCACGAGTTAGAGCGAATCACCGGCAACCCGGTGCTCTCCCAGCCAGCCCCATGAGCGAGCCGATCACGTTCGAGTACGAACTGTTGACGCCTGACCAAGTCCACGACCGCATCCGCGACTGTGAAGGCAAGCATGTGCAGCAGGCCATCCTCAGCACGTTCATGGACACGCTGACCCAGGTGTGCTTCACCTGTCGCAAGGTCAGAAGTTCGATCGCGTGGGAAGGCAACCGTTCGTGGAGGGGTGCGTGAAGAAGTTGAAGCGTGCCGAGGCACGAGCCGGTGGAGTTGTGCTCCTTGACATTGACGGCGTGATCGAGAGTGGTCCGAAGCATTCGCGACCGGGGATGGTGCTGCTCTGCGACACGTTGACCTTGTTGGGCTTTGAGGTTGTGGCTTGGTCGTCCGGTGGCGCGGAGCACGCGTTGAAGGCTGTGGAACGCTGCGGTTTGCACGGCTCCATCCATCGCTTTCTGAGCAAGCCCGACTATCCGATGACGAAGGCGTCGGTGCTGGAACGTGTCGGCCAGCGCCCTGCGCTGCAGATCGACGACGACGCCACCGAGCGGATTGGCGACTGGCCGTTCATGCTGCTGGAGACGTTCAGACCGCCCCCGAAGGACGGCATCCTCGACGAACTGGAGGACACCATCGCGTCGCTGCTGACGCTGGTGACCGCGGCCCAGAACGTTCCCGACTACGTCGATGTGACGGCGGGCGAAGGGGCGCGAATTCGTGCCTCGATCCCAGGCACCCCAGCTCTGCGCGAAGCTCTCCGAGCGCTCGGGAGGACGAAAGTGTGATAGGAGGACTATCCGGCTCCGGCTGACCGGCTGAGGGGCTCGATTTGTATTCGGGGAGCCTCTTGCGAACGCCCGTGCGACCGCTTACAATGACCCTCCGGGCCGGTAGCGCGCGCCCTCTGATCGGCAGAGGGCTTGCGAACCTCCCCCTGATCGTCGGCTTTGCGGCCCGCATCTCCCCACGGTGTCGGCACGCGCCCACGCGTCAACTTTAGGAGGGCTGCGATGCCCACCGCTCTCGATCTGCGTGCCCAGGTGGCCGCGCTCATCCGGCCTCAGCCGGCGCATGAATGCAGCCCACCGAGTCCCCGGGCCATGTTCGGCCAGCTCTGGCGCTGTGGCAGCTGCGGGGAGCTGCACCGCTTCGTGTACGGGAGATGGCGGTTGGAGCAGGCGGCGCGACGGTGAGGCTGCGCACCACCTATCCGCGCGCTGTCCTCGGGGCTGGCGCGGCGGCACTGCTGCTCACTGGCACGGTGCTCGGCATCGGGCTGGTGGGGCAGAGCACAGCGAGTAGCGCGGCTCCGCACATCCTTGTGGTCGTCGAAGAGAATCACGAAATAACGTCGATTATCGGCAGCAGCAGCGCGCCGTACATCAACTCACTGGCGCAGCAGCACAATCTCGCAACGCAGTCGTACGCGACGACGCACCCCAGTTTGCCCAACTACCTCGCGTTGACGACGGGTTCAACGCACGGTGTCACCGACGACTGCACATCGTGCGGACCGTTCGCAGGCCCGGATCTTCCCGGTGAGCTGAGCGCAGCGGGGATCCCCTGGAAAGCGTACATGGAGACCATGCCGTCCGCGTGTTACACGGGGGCATCGTCTGGTGCGTACGCGAAAAAACACAACCCCTTTGTCTACCTGAGCGATGTACTGGGTGCAACCTGCGCGTCGCACGACGTGCCGCTGCCCAGTGACCTCTCGGGTGCGCTCAACGCGAGCGGGGGCCCGTCGTTCGCTTGGGTGACCCCCAATCTCAACGACGACATGCACGACGGTTCGATCTCGCAGGGCGATACCTGGCTGAAGAACCGCCTCCCCGCGGTCCTATCGTCGCCCTGGTTCGCCACCAACGGCGTCGTGATCCTCACCTTCGATGAGGGCTCAAGCAACGCTGGCTTCAACGGCTCGAGCGGTGGCCACATCGCCACCATTGTGATTTCCTCGAAGTCGGCTGGGCAGTTCACCTCTGGGCTGAACCACTACGGCACTCTGCGCGCCATCGAGGAAGCCTTCGGCCTCCCACTCACGGGCGCAGCCAGCAATGCAGCGAACGGGGATCTGAGCGGGGCGTTCCCCTCGACGAGTCCCACACCGACACCGACAGTCACCGCGACAGCAACGGCGACGCCCACCGCAACACCGACGAGCACACCAACGGCCACGGCGACACCGACGCCAAGCGGTGAGCAAACGGTGACCGAGACGGCCAGCGTGGACACCTACGTGTACGGCGGCGCTCCGGGCCCGTCGTACGGTGGCAGCGCAGAACTGGACGCGAGCGCTTCGCAGTACCGATCACTGCTGCGCTTCCCGTTGCCCGCAGGCACGGTGGACACATGCACGCTGCATCTCTACTCCACGGTGGCGCCCAGCTCAGGCGGCATCCAAGTGCATCCCGAAGCGACCGGATGGACAGAGAGCACGACGTGGAGCTCGCAGCCGGCCTGGAACAGCACCGTGCTCGCTACCACCTCGACACCTAGCCTGAACGCGACAGTGAGCGTGGACGTGCCCTGCTCGTCGGGCAGTGAAGCAGACTTCGGCCTGTCGTTCAGCGTGGCCGGATGGATACAACGCGTTGCTAGTCGTGAGAGTGCGCATGCCCCGACGCTGACGGTCACATTCCACTGATGGCGAATCTGACGCTGCCGGTTCGCGCCGCCTTTTACTATCCGTGGTTTAGTCAGGCACCCGGCTGGCACGGTTGGTCGCAGAGTGGCTACAACCTGGCCACGCACTACCATCCCGCGCTCGGCTTCTACGACACCGGCAACGCCACCATCCTCGCGGCGCACGTCGCGATGATGCAGTACGGCAAGATCCAGGCTGCGATCGCGAGTTGGTGGGGACAGGGGTCCTTCGAGGATCAGCACTTCCCGCTGCTGCTCGATGCTGCGGCCGCAGTCGGCTTTTCGATCTGCCCCTACTATGAGGCGGAGGGCAACGCCGTCTCAGGCGTGACCGGGTCGCCGAATCCCACCGTCGCGCAACTCACCAGTGATCTGAACTACATCAAGAGCAAGTACGCGAGCCACCCGGCGTACCTCCACATCAGCGGCGCACCCGTCATCTTCGCGTACGGTGATGGCGCTGACACCTGCGACATGTTCAGCCGCTGGCACCAAGCCAACGTAGCGGTAGGGAACGCGTTCTACACGAATCTCAAGGTGTTCAAGGGCTGGCAGACGTGTGCGAATCCGCCAGCACAGGTCCACCAGTATGGCCCTGCATCCTCACAGAACGTGATCGTGGGACATTCGTTTGAGGTGTCGCCGGGATTTTGGAAGTTCAATGAAACATCCCCGCGTCTGGTGCGTGATCCTGCGCAGTTTCAGACGGCGGTGAACGCGATGGTGGCGAGCAAAGCCCCGTGGCAACTCGTTTGCAGCATGAACGAATGGGGAGAGGGACACTCAGTCGAGTGTGCAGCTGAATGGCAGAGCCCATCCGGGATGGGCACGTACTTGGACATCCTTCACAACAACTGAGCTGCGCAGGGGTGGGGGTCGTTATGGCTCCGGGCGATTGGGAAGCCGACCAACGACGCGCGCAGGAACAAGCCGACCGTGAAGCACAAGCGGATGCTGAGGCTGCACTGGTGCGGCTGAACCGTCTGCGCTGGATCGCCGAAGCTGAACGTGACGCGAGCAAGCGCAGTGAGGCCATGCGCCGTCTGGAAGAAGAACTCCGCCGCCTCGGGGCGCGCGACGACGACTGAGGAGAGCGATGCCCACCCTTCGGTGTTCCCATGGCAAGCACTTTGAGTGGGCGATCGTGCCCAAGGATTCCATCGCGCCCGGTGAGGTGTTCACCGCAGCTGCCAAGAACGATGAGGTGCTGCGCCGCACGCTGGTGGAGTGGCCTGGCAACTTCACGCTCGCCGAGGTTCCCGAGGCGCTCATCGAGCGTGAGATGGCAGCGCGCGAAGAGATCGGCCAGCCCATCACCCGCAACGCACTGGTGGCTGAGTATCTGCGCAAGATCGGGCTTCGCGACCACGTCCCCCTCGGACATCTGGACCACATCGAGTGTGCGGAGGAGCCCGATTTGGCCGCGTATCTCAACACTGTGTTCGAGTGCAGCGGTGAGCCCGCACCCGATGGCGGTGCGCCGGATCCCCGCGCACAACAGGGCGGCGTGCCCGAATTCTCCGCCGCGATGGTGCAGCCGAGTACCGGCGACACCCCGCCCATCGAGGCCGAGACCAGCACCGGACAGGAGGCCGTGTCGTGAGCCGCACCTGGCTGGCCACGTTTCGCACCGAGATCTACCGCCGTGTCGGTGACGAGTACGTCACCATCCACGATGGCGCGTACAGGCCCAACCTGCGCACGACGGACGGTGGGGATTGGCAGAGTGCGCTGCTTGGCGGTCCATCGGAATCGAGCGCGCAGCTCACCGGCACGGCGACCGCAACCGGCGCAACCTCGCTGACCAACAGCGGCGCGACATTTCCCACCTCCGGCGGCTACGGCAACACGGCCTCATCTCCGCTGGCGGGCAAGATTGTGGTGGCGTTGGTCTCCGGTGGTGCGTATGGCGTCATTCTCAGCAACACCTCGACGGCGCTGACCATCGACCGCTGGAACAACCCGGCGAGCCCAGGTGGTGCGGCAGCGTCGACTCCGTCCGCGACGTGCAACTACGCGATCTTCACCGCAGCCTTCCCGAGCTGGTGGATGGCGCTGTCCACAGACGCCACTTCGCCGTCAGCCTCGGATCACACCCTGGCAAGCGAACTAACCACCAACGGACTCGGCCGCGCCCTAGGTGGCTGGACGCACACCAACGGAACTACGTCAGCCACCCTGAACAACCTCTTCACCTCGACCGGCGGCAGCAACACGATCAACAAAGAAGCCATCTTCAACGCGCAGAACGGTGGCATCATGACCTTTGAATCCGCCGAACCCTCACCGCCGCCGCTGATCAGCGGCGACACGTTGTCGCAATCCGTGCAAGTGTCCATGTGATGTGGCGCGGCTCATATTCAATAACCTGTTCGGTACCGGCAGCGCGAACCTCAGCGCTACTGCCGACACCATCACCTTCTCAGCAGCGCTGACCTATGCAGGCGGGGTGAACCTGCCGTCCATAGCGATGACGGATCACGTCGCATTGTGCTTGGACGCGAGGCTCTCCACCTTCGAGATCGTGGAGCTGTTCGGTTACACATCGGGTGGCACCACGGGGCTGATACGACGGGGCAGGGAGGGTACGTCAGCAGTGGCACACACCGGCCCCTTCCCCGTGGGCAATGACCCGACCGTGAAGGACTTCCCCGCTGGCAGGCGTGCCTTGCAAGCCGCGAGGTTTCGCTAGTGGCGAGCGAGCCATCCTACGGCGCCACGCCGGTTGTGGGTTCGTCAGTGCTCTCGGCCAGCGCGGACAACACCTACACCGCACCGACACATGCTGTCACGCTGTTGGGTGGGCAATCCCCGCGTCAGGTCACCGATGGCGCGACCAACTCCAACACCACCGTCACCTCAGCGACTGCATCGTTCAACTCGGGTGACATCGGCCGGGGCATCTCGGGCACTGGCATCCCGGTGGGCGCCATCATTACCGCGTTCGCGTCGGCAACCTCGGTGACCATCTCAGCGCCGGCCACGGCCACGGCCACGGGAGTGACGCTCACGCTTGGAGGTGGGGTGGGAACCATTGTGCCGGAGGTGCGCTGGCTCGGCACGGGCACCACCGTAGCAGGGGTGTCGCCGATTTTCCTGTTCGATGGCACGACCTACGATTACTTCGACTCGGTGCTGGTGACGGTGGTCACGCCGTCCACAACGGTGCTCCCGTACTTCGCGAGGAACACGTATAGCAACCTCTGGATCCCGCCTGGCTGGAAGCTGGTGGCGGCGTCCACGGTGGCCTCGCAGCTGATCAACTGTGTGGCGCTCGGAGAGAACCTCTGAACCGCGGGGCGGTCAAGTCGACCTGCGCCGTGGTCGGCGTCTCGCATCCTTGAGCCGCAAACACGCACGGCAGATGCGCCGGCCTCGCGGGCTTACATACACATTGTCGTCCGTCATTGCGTGCAGTCGGTTACGGCAGACGCTAGGAATTCGTACATGTCGGCGCTGGATGTTCTCAACCGGATCCACTACCTCTAAGTGATCCGCATTGACGCAGCGTCGGTGAAGGCAACCAATGCCTGCGAAGCAGTTCGGATCCAGGGTGTGGCAGAGATGGTCGAAGTGATGCCCGGGCGCAATGGTGCGACCGGCTAAATGCCAAGCGAAGTGATGGGCGACCCAAACGCGGCGCATCTCACCCTTCTTCTGGCCGACGACGAACTGACCGTAGCCATCGTCGGTGACGCGCCCAAGCCAAGGAATGCAGTGGGTGCCAAGAACGGACATGGGGCCTTGCTGATCCGATAACGCGCGGAACCGTTCGTCAGTAGGCGCCGTGCGGTTCACCTTGTGTCCGCGCACGACCCGTCGTATGAGGAGGATCGTAGGATCACCGTGCGCCTTCCAGCGTTGCCAGTGCATCGAGCACCAACCGCGACCGAAGACACTTCTGCCGCAATCGGGGATCGAACAGGTACTCTTGGCCACGTCGGGCCTCCTAGACAGGTTCGGCCATGGGTCGGGGCTGGTAACGCAGTCGCCGACCTTCTTATTGTAAAGGTGGCCTGAGACGAATCGCGGGATTCGTAGGGGCTTAGGCCCTGACACCTTCTTCCCGCCCTTCATGGGGCCGGGAGCGGTGGGCAGCGACGGCGGGGTGCTAGTCGCTGATTCCACGGCGCAGGGCGGGGCGCGGATCGCCGGACTGGCGCCGTCCTTCCTGTCGGCCACGGTGATCAGCTCGCTGGGGCAGAACGCGGTCAATAACCTGTTCGCCAACAGCGTGATCGCCATCCTGCTCGACCAGGCCTCGACCACGTTCACGCTGCCCGCCAACGTCTTCCGCGGCCAATGCACCCTGCTTGTCAAGCAGGACGCCACCGGGGGACGCACGCTCACGCTGAACGCACCCACGGGCGGCACGCTGACCTGGCTGTCGCAGTGGCAGAACCCGATCGGCTGCAACACGGCGAGCACGGTCGAGGGCGTGCAGCTCACCTGCCTCGACGGCGTGACCTGGTACGCGAGCTATGTGCCCGCGGTAGTCGAGGCTGTCGCCTACATCGCTACCGCAGAGACAGCGACGACAAGCACCTTCGTTGATCTGACTACCGTCGGTCCGTCGATTACAATGATTCACGGAACGAAGGTTGCGGTCGAGCTTAGCTACTACATCACGGCCAGTGTGAACAACCCGGACCGCTATTCATGGACAGCAGTAAACATCAGCGGCACCAACAGCATCGCCGCCAGTCCGGACACCGGTCCTGGTAAGCAGAACAGCTACGACTGGCCGCACCACATTGGCGCCACCATCTTGTTCACAACGCTGACGGCGGGATCGGATACCTTCAAGATGATGTACTCGACCCTCACCACTGCGGGCACGATCACCTGGGCTGACCGAGCGCTGACGGTGCGGCGGATCAACTAGATGGCGAGCAGCGTCATCACCTCGCCGATACAGCTCCCGCAGGTGTGCGCGCTGCTGACGGCGGCGGGAAGGCAGCCGGATTGCCGTTCCTCGGGCGACCCGAGCCAAGCGAGCGCAGCCTCGCCGGTGACCATCACCGCGCTCGACCCCGCCGTCACCCAGGCCCAGTTCGACACTGCGGTGGCGACAGCGGTAGCGCAATACGACCCTCTGTATGGGCAGCCTCACACCAGGGCGCTGCAAGCGGCACTGAATGCCGCTGAGGCCGGGACGCTAACGAACGCTCAGATCCAGACGATCCTGGGGCATCTGATTCGTCGTGTTCTGGGTAGCTCGTGAAGCCCTACGACGTGCCTTCGCCTCTGCGCTGCGTCGTTGGCTGCGCTCTCGTTCCTTCGCGATCCACTCGGGGTCATCCGCGTGCTTGAGTCGCCACTGCCGCGCCAGTTCACGCGCGCGAGCCTCGTAGGCTGGGTCTTGACGGAGGATGCGATGCGCCTCGCGGTCACAGGTTCGACAGTTGCGGCTGGTGCCGTGTCGCGGCCTCTCCGCTGCCACGCGCGTGTTGGCTTCATCGTAGGGGTGGCCGAGCGGGCAGTGCGTTCGCTTGCCTTCCCAATGAGGGCTGGCCCTGAGATTCTGTCGTCGCGTCTTGGGAGCCAAGTGACTCGGGTTCACACACCGGCGATGGGGGCAAGGGCCGCCGTGGCAGTTGGGGTCTAGGTTGTGACACTCATGGTCGATATCGAGGCCGTCAGGAATCGGGCCGACCAGCCATTCATAGGCGAGCCGATGCACTACCCAACGCTGGGTGGCACCTCTCGGGCCAATCGTGATGCTGCCGTATCCGGATGGCATGACATAGCCCGTCCACTCCCAGCACCCATCACCGATTCGCACCCGGCTCCAAAAGCGGCGCCAGAGCACGAGATCGTCCACGACTCCAATTGTAGCATCTTGGACGACCCTGACTATGGCGCGCCCAACCGCAAGCAACTGAAGGCCGTGCTGGCTGCGCTCGACGCCGGGACCGCGACGCCGGCGCAGGTGCAGGCGGTGCTCGCACGTCTCATCCGTTTCGTGGTCAACAACGCCCAGTGACGCTGCTAGTCGTCGTCCTGCTGCTGATCCTGCTGCTCGGCGGTGCGGGCTTCGCGGTGCCGCGCATCAAGGGCTGAGCCCCGGAGGTAACGCGCCGTGCCTTTTGGGGGTAGCCCGTTCGGAACCGCCCGCTACGGGGGGGAGGGCCCGGGCACCTTCACCGCCTCGGTCAGCGAATCGGTCGGTGCCGCCACGGACAGCCCCTCTCGGGTGTTCGCCGGAGCTCGCACGGCCTCGGAATCGGTCAGCGCCTCAGACACCGTCACCCGGGCCTACGCAGGCGCGCGGACGGCCTCTGAGAGCGTCTCAGCGTCGGACACGGTCAGCCGTACCGTCGCGAGCACCCGCAGCCTCTCGGAGAGCGTGGGCGCGGCCAGTGACACCGTCTCGCGCCTCTATGCTGCCTCCCGGAGCGTCGCAGAGAGCGTCAGCGCCTCGGACACGGTCTCTCGCATCGCTGGCTTCGCCCGCAGCCTCTCCGAGGCCCTGAGCGCCGCCGCCGACGCGGTCACCCGCTTGTTCGCGGCCAGTCGCACGGTCACGGAATCGACCATAGCGAGCGACAGCGTCTCCCGCACCGTGGCCATCGTCCGCTCGGTGTCCGAGTCGGTCTCGGCCAGCGATTCGGTGACCCGGATCGTGGTGCTGAGCCGCAGCCTGAGCGAGAGCGTCGGGCCTGCCACCGACACCCCGTCACGAACGCTGACCAGTCTCCGCCTCATTCTCGAGGTAATCCCTGCCGCCTCGGACACGGTGAGCCGGGGTCCGGTCGCGGTCGTTCGTCTGGTGGCCGAGAGCGGCGGGGTCGCGGTCGATCTCATCTCGCGTCAGGTCGCGCTGCGCCGCAGCCTCAGCGAGTCAGTGGGGCCGGCCGTCGACACCGTCAACGCTACCCCTGGGCTGAGCATCGATCTGCAGCTCGTCCTCGCTGTCATGCCGCCCACCTGGACGGCTGGCGTGCTCAGTTCGGGGTGGTCCACTGGTCTCGCCCCCGCGAATTGGAGTGCAGAGGAGGCGTGACCCGTGCTCGGCTACATCGTCGTCGGCCTCGGGGGTGTGCTGGTCGGCTGCCTGCTCATGATGGGCGCAGCTGAGGTCATCGAGATCCGCGAGCTGCGCCGGCTGGCCCGGGAGCGGAAACAGCCCTAGTGTGGTCCTCCGCGACGTTGCAATATCTGCGCGTTCGTGTCAAAGCTGTCGTCAACGGCGCTGACTTTGACCCGAGCGGCGACGTGGTGCAGTTCGGGTTTGTGGCGACCTCAGCAGGATCACCAAGCACCGTACCGGGCTCATGGGTGAACGGCGTTTGGGAGACGGACACCATCTCCGGTGAGACGGTGCATATCGCAAAGGTGTTGGTCGGACCCTCGGGTAGCTTTGTTCCCAGCGCGAACACCGCCTACTTCATCTGGTTGAAAATTAGTTCAACTCCTGAGCAGCCAGTGCTCGCCGCAGGTACGTTGACGGTCTCCTAACCCGTCGGCGCTTGCACCCCGAAGCGCTGCAGATCCTGCGCCGCCCGGGCTGCACACGCCCCGAGCTGCATGGTCAAGAGCAGCACTGCCAGTAGCTCGCCATTCTCATTCTGCGCGACCAGTCGGCTCGCCTCGATGGCCTTCTCGGTATCTTCGAGCAGAGTCTTGTAGACGATCTTGGCAACCTCAAGAGTGCGGGCGGTTTGAAACGCGGAGGGCTGCTCGCTCATCGCACGGGTGGGGGTGGTGGCGGGATGATCGGCCGACGCACCGATGGCACATGCATCGGCGGCGGTGGCGCTTGTGGCGTCACATTGACCGGGCGCTGTCGCTTCATGGCTGCTGCCACCGCGGCAATGATGATGCCCGCCATGACAACGTAGGCGAGCACCGCGCCGGCCCATCCGAGCGGCCAATTGTCGTGTGCGGCGTAATAGCCGGGCGCATATACGCAAAACACGGCGACCAAGAGCGTCAGCAGGCCACCGCAACCGCAAAAGCTCGTTTTGCTTCGCGTGGTGGCGATGACGTTGCCGGCGCCGTCCGTGGTGACGGATGTGGTGCGACTCATGATGGCTCCTTGCGCGGTCGCCGGTTGTGCCGGAGTCGGGCATCGACAACCGTCGCCCAGTTCCAGGCCGGCTGACCGCTGATCGTAAATTCGGGCGCGGGGAGCTGTCCCCGTTGCCGCCACTTGTGGATCGTTCCCCGTGCGAGCCCCAGTCGATCGGCGATCTCTCGCTCACCGACGGGATCGCAGGGCACGTCTGGCATGTTCAGAGATCCTCCATCAAGCAGCGGGCGATCCGCTCGAGACCGTGAACGTCCACTCGCTCGGCGTCAGTGGGGAGCAGCACCAGCCGCCCCCAAGTGACGATGCCTGCGAGGATGAGCCCGAGCCAGAGGGCGGTCATGCCGTTGTCCTCCGGCGCGCGCTGCGGATGCCGAGCAGGCGCCGGGCCTCATCACGGCTGAGTAGCTTGAGGTTGTAGGCGTCGAGCACGTCGCGGGCCGACAGCGTCGGCTTGGCGTTGGCGCGGCGCTTTGCCGCTGCCTCAAGCAGAGCATCGACCGAGCCATGCTCGGCCACCGCGGCGGTGAGTCGGCGGGTGTCGTCGAGACTGAGATCGATCCGGGTCATGCTGCTGTCCGCAGCGCGTGCTCGGCCTCACACTGACGCCCCATCCGATCCTGCTCGATGTAGTAGGCGACCACCTCCGACGGACGCTCGCTGAACAGTGAGCGGGCCGCAAAGACGATGTCCGGCAGTTCGAAACTGTGCCGCGAGCCGTCCGGGTCGTGGTAGGTGACGGTGTGGGTGAGTGGGGCCATCAACGTGCCTCCGCGAAACGGTCAAGCGGCACCGGGTGCCGATCCCAATCGTCCCAGCCCCGGGTCGCACGGCTGGAGAGCACGCTGCAGAGCCGATCGCGGAGGCCCTCGCAGAACTCGTGCGCCTCAGTGGTCAGCCAGTCGTCGGTCTCACACGCCTGATACTCGTAGCAGGCCAGCGCGTTGAGCCCTTCGATGGCCGAGATGCGCTCGGTGGTCACCGGAAAAACGTACGGAGTCTCCCAGTCACCCGAACCCGGCACAGCGTCGGGATCGTTGATGGTGTCGGGGTAGCGAGCGTGGATGCTGCGCAGGTTTTCAGCGGTGAGCATTGCGCCCAGTGTGTCCGCGACGTTGTCATCCTTGCCCCACCAGACGCCGCCATCACTCGGTCCGTAGATCGCGAGGGCGACGAGTCGGTCGATGTGACCCTTGCTAACCATGAAAGCGCTCATCTTCAGCTCTCCGGTTGGCAGGGCGGTCCTGCCAGCACTTCGATGGCGAGTTCCCCGCTCATGACGCCGAGCGTGAACCCGAAGCAGTCGGACTGATCGATGCTCACCGTCTGCTGAATCTGGGGCAGGTAGAGCATCGGCGAGTCGTCGTCGACGTAGCCGCCCGAACCCAAGAGCCCGAACGACCAGGCGAGCGCGAGCAGGTGATTCATCGAGCCGCCCCGCCTTCGTTGCGCTCGTAAAATGAGCGGTGATAGTGGATCTCGCACCCAGCGCTTACCGTGAACTCTTGCCACCGCGCATGGTCGCGAAGATCGCCTTCGGTGAGGGTGAAGCCTGTTACTTGTGGGTCGGTGCCCGTGGCGCGACGGGCTATGGACACATCTACTGGGACGGCAAAGTCCGCGACGCCCACCGCGTCGTGTACTCGATCATGGTGGGCGGTGTTGAGGGCTTCGAGGTTGACCATGTCTGTCACAACAAGGCAACCTGCGAAGGGAAGTGCATCCACCGGGCCTGCGTTCGCCTCGGACACCTCCGACTGGCCACCCATCGCGAGAACATCCGAAGCGGCCACACTCGGCCGGGTGCCAACCTCCGCAAGACGCACTGTCCCCGTGGGCATCCGTACAGCCCCGAGAACACGAAGGTTGAGGTCTACAACGGTTCGCGCAAGTGCCGAATCTGTCGGCGGGAGCGGGATCGTCGGCGTTGGCCAGCCCGGTCGCTGAAGCGTCTGGCCGGTCATTGATCTGATCCCACGGCCCCGCCGTCATCTAGCCATCTGTCGATCGCGTCGTCGTCCATGGGCCTGTCCTCCATGGGGTGCTGTTCCATATGACGACTGTACCATCGCGCGGTACGTATGTCCAGTGTCGTGAGGCGGTTTATGTGTAACGATCCTGTGACGGTTGCGCATGCCGTCCGCCCAGTTCGCCCGCATATATAGAGGAGTGCCCGTGCCCAGTTCCCCCGTCGCCAAGGCGGTGATCGCCGGCCTCATCACTGGCTTGGCCGCCATCATCACGGCGGTCACCAACCTCGGGCCGAACTTCGACCTGCGCCAGCTGCTGCTGACCATCGCTGCGGCGATCGTCACCACGCTGGCCGTCTACTTCGTGCCGAACAAGTCAGCACCCGCTGGGTGACGTGTTCGATGCTGTCTGGCTCGTAGCTAGGCCATGCCGTATGCCGATCCTGAAAAGGCGCGAGCGTGTTCTCGTGCGTCGAAGGAGAGGCGGCGGCGCAAGTTGGGCGTTCCTGTGAAGGTCAAGCTTTCGCCTGAGGAGCGCAAGGCTCGTCGAAAGCAGGTCTATCAGAAGCACTACGCAGCCAACAAAGAGCGGATTCAAGCCAAGCAGGTCGCTTATAGACAGGCGAATCGCACACAGTTGCGAGAGCTGTTCATGGTGCGGACCTATGGGCTAACGCTCGAGCAGCTCGACCAAATGCTGATGGCTCAAGGCATGAAGTGCGCGATTTGTGAGCGACCCCTTGAGAAATACCACGTCGATCACGACCACGCCTGCTGCAATGTCAAGTCCCCCAAGCGGACATGTGGGAACTGCATTCGAGGGCTCCTGTGCGCTGGATGCAACGGGTTGCTTGGGCGGTTCGAAGACCAAGGGTGGAGGGATCGCGCCGAAGCCTACATTCAAGAGCACCGCCGTAAGCCGTCGTGAACGACAGCGTTCTCTTGATCAGGGCGACGCCGCAGGGTCAGCCCCAGGCGGGCGGGCCGGATGGCCACTTCGTGCGCTGCTCGAGCTTCGCCACCACGCACCCGGTCAACCAGCTGCACATCGGCGGCTGGTATCCCGACTTCGACTGTGCTGAAGGCGTGCTCATCTCCGCCCTCGAGGATCGCGGGCTTCCAGTTCCGCCGGCGCACACGCTCGAGCAGGACGCCGGCACCAATCCCAGCTACGGCACGGGCTGGAACGGGCTGATCCGGGTGGCGGCCCAGTTCGGCCTCCAACCCACGCCCCAACTTCCGGGCGACCCGCCGCCCGGCTGGCTGATGAACCCGGCCTGGGGTGGCGTGCTGCCCCCGGCGACATTCCCCGCCTATCTGGCGGCGAGCCAGCACGAGTACGTGCAATTCCAGGCCCCGATCCCCTCACTGCAGCCCGCCCCGATCCCGTTTACGGAGGACGATGACGTGGGCAACTTCGCCCCCGGCTGGAACGCCAAGCGCCCCGGTCAGGATGACGGCGATATTTTCGTCTTCGACGCGTGCTCAGGCCACGTCTGGCATCACTACGAGGTCGGCGCTGTCCACAAGGCAACCGAGGATCTCGGCGTTCCAGTTTCGGGCGGCCAGGTTGTCGGAGTGACCGGCCTCTACACCGGCATTCCAACGACCTTCATCGCCTGTCGCGCACTGGTGAAGACCAGCGACGGCGGCATGCACGTGTACGAGAAGGCTGGCAATTACAAGGCATGGACCGGATGGGGCGCCTGGGTGCAGAGCGGCTAGGCGTTCCAGTTCAGCCGACCTATCTGGACGAACCGCTCGAGCCGGAATCGATCCCCACGGGAGCTGCGCAATGCCCACGCTGCGACCTGCTCTACTGGCTGGGAGATGACCTCGACGTGGTCTGTCCCCTCTGTGTTGCTGAGCTGACCCGCTACATTCGCCTCAATGCTGGCGCGCTGAGGTCAGGCTGGCCGCTGTGAGGTTGCCCCGTCCCTGCCTGCACTGCGGCGAGCTCACCCGAGCCATGGACGGTAGATGCGCACCCTGTGCCGCCCTGTATCACAACGCAGCTTATGGCCCCCAGTGGCAGGCCCTCAGCAGACGCGAACGCGCCAAGGTCAAGCACTGCACCTGCGCAGGTTGTGTCCGCCACACAGGGCCGTGCATGTCCACCCACAAGCTGAGCCTCGATCACACCTTCCCCGTAGCCCTCGGAGGCACCGCACACACGGGCGTATCCGTGCTCTGTCAGTCCTGCAACTCCGCCAAGCGTGACCGTCCCACCGCGGCTATCACCATCCTCCCCTCCACCAAATTCTAGTGAACCCAAAAATTACCTCAACCCACCACGCTCACATGGGCCGGGTCGTCTCCGATTGCGTACGGGTCCCATCGCCGACGAACGATTTGGAGCGATTTGATGCCTGGTGACGGCCCGTTGCCGAAGCGATCTGAGGAGCGACGCCGGCGCAACAAGCCCGAGGTACCGGTGATCACCGCTCCCTCGGGGGCGGCGGATCGTCCAGCACCCGAGCCGGATCCGTCGTGGGCACCGATGGCCCAGGAGTGGTTTCGTTCCCTCGGGCAGTCGGGGCAGTCGCGCTTCTATGAGGAGTCGGACTGGCTGACCGCGCGCTATGTGGCTGAGGCGATGTCGCGCAACCTCGAGCAGAGCCGGTTCTCGGCCCAGTTGTTCGCCTCGGTGATGGCGGCCATGACTGAATTGCTGACCACTGAGGGGGCTCGACGCCGGGCTCGGATCGAGCTGGAGAAGGGTGCTCCACCCGTGCCGAACTCGGTCGTGCAGCTGCATCGTTACCGGAAGGCGGTCGCTGGCTAGGATCGCTGCGCTCGCCACGTCGTAACTCGGCAGGCGGCCGTGCAGAAACGCGAGGGTCGCCCGGTGGGCGCTGGCTGATACGTCTTACCGCAGCCAGCACACACCCGGCGCTTGTCGTCGGCCGGCGTCGACCGGGTGCTGCGTGAGCAGGTTGGACGGTGCTGCGCGATGCCGCGCCACTCAGACATGCCGCACTCAGGACAGGTCACGCGGCCATGATACGTAACACGATACGTAACAGGGAAGGAGGTGAGTTGCAAATTTCCACCCCTTCTCTGACGCTACCCCCATCGATCCGCTCCTGGCCCGACGTGGTGCCACCCGAGGATCGCACGCTCGGCTGGGCGGTCTTGGAATGGACGGCTGACAACCTAACGCAGCCTGACGGCCCCAATGCCGGCCAGCCCTGGGAGTTCACCACCGAGCAGGCCAAGATCATCCTGCGCTGGTACGAAGTGAACGACGAGGGCCGGTTCGTCCATCGGCGCGGCGTCTTGCGTCGAATGAAGGGGTGGGGTTAGGGCAAGTCACCTTTTCTCGCGGCGCTCGCAGCTGTCGAGCTCTGTGGTCCCTGCCGATTCGGCGGCTGGGACGCGCGCAAGCGTCCGGTGGCCATTCCCCATCCGGCCCCCTGGGTGCAGATCGCTGCGGTCAACCAGGACCAGACCCGCAACACCATGACGGTGTTCCCGGGACTCTTCTCACGCGCCGCGCTCGATGAGTACGACGTCGACATCGGCAAGCTGATCATCTACAGCCGCAAGGGAGCCGCCCGAATCGAGGCGGTGACGAGTTCCCCGAGAGCGCTGGAAGGCGGCCGGCCCTCGCTGGTGGTGGCCGATGAGACCGCGCACTGGCTGGCTGCCAACGACGGTGCCGCCATGATGTCGGCGATCCGCCGGAACCTCGGCAAGTCTCGAGACGGCGCTGCGCGGGTGATGGAGATCACCAACGCCCACCTGGTCGAGGAGGGCTCGGTGGCAGAAGCCACCTATGAGGCGTGGCGGCAGTCCGACGGCCAGCTCGAGGGCGTCTACTACGACTCGGTTGAGGCCCCGCTGATCCTCGGCGACGACGGCAAACCCATCGCTCTGAACAACCTCCCCGACCCCGTGGTCATGGAGGGGCTGCGAGCGGCGCGGGGTGATTCGGTGTGGGTGGATCTCACCCGCGTGCTCGCCGAGATGCGCGACCCCACCACCTCGGAGTCCATCTCCCGGCGCTTCTATTTCAACCAGGTCTGGTCGGGAACGGCGGAATCCTGGGCTGAGGTCACCCGCCCCTGGCCAGACCGTGCGGTGCCCGGGCCGGTGCCCGATGGCGTTGACGTGATGCTGGCCGTGGACGGGTCGTACAACGACGACAGCACCGGGATCATGGTGGCCGCCTGTGGGGATCGGCCGCATCTCGACGTGGTCGGGGTGTGGGAGCGTCCTGAGGCCGGCGAGGGCGAGTGGACGGTGCCCATCGAGGAAGTCGAGGGCGTGATCCGTACCGCCTGCAAGCGCTGGCGTGTGCGGGAGCTGCTCTTCGACCCCTATCGCTGGGCTCGCACCATGCAGGCCCTCGCCAAAGAGGGCCTCCCGGTGGTGGAGTATCCTCAAACTCCCGAACGTATGTGCCCGGCTACCGCGCGGTTTCAGACCGCTGTGGTCAACGGCACGCTCACTCATTCTGGCGATGAGCGTTTGACCCGCCATCTCGGCAACGCGGTGGTCAACGACGACTACCGGGGACGCCGGCTGCGCAAGCAGAACAAATGGTCACCGCGCAAGATCGACCTTGCCATCGCTGCGGTGATGGCTCACGACCGCGCAGCATCGAGACCGAGCATGGGCGCCGGGTGGCTCAGCTACCTCAAACAGGAACTCGGCAAGCAAGGGGAGCAGACCGCAGTCGCGAACGGCAACAGCGGGCCACCGGGGCCGGCGGTTGCGGCGCTCCCCGCTGCCTCACCGCGCGACTACCTGCTCGGCCCCGACGCCCCGGAGATCCCCAAACCCTCAGCGACCTGCCAGCACCGCTGGTTTGGTGATGGGCACTGCGTGTACTGCGGCGCACAGAGGAGCGACGGGCAATGACGTGGTACGGCGACGCACTCTGGGATGAGGCGATGGCGCATTTGCCATCGCTGGAGCCGCTTCCCGCTGACATCGGCACCGCACATCTTCCCGATGAAGTCGTGCGTCAGGACGTGACGCTGTGGTTCGTTCACAGCACTAATCCAGAGGATCCACGCGAGGGCGCTAGTCGCGTTGGCATTCGGATTGGTGCTCGCGAACTCGCTGATCCGGCGTCGACGCTTACCGAGCAGGAGGCGGAATACGTGTACCGCCTCATCATGCACGGGCTGCTGTTTTGTCTCGGTGCGAAGCTACGACATGACGCCGAGACCGCGAGCCCGTAATGGCGTTCTCGCTTCCCTTTCGTCGCTCCCGAGACGCCCAGAAATCAGCTGACGCTCTCGCCTTCAGCAAGGCCATCGACGCTACCGTGGGCGCCCTCCTCGCTGATCAGACGGTGCGCAAGGCCGGGGTGGGGGTGATCCCCTACGGGGGGGACATGAACGGCACCTCCTCATGGGGCACGCCGCTGGGTGCAGCCAGCCAATCCCTGCTTAACCGGGTCACTTCCAACCTGGCCAGCACCTTCAAGCGCACCCCGGAGCAGGTCGAACTCGCGCTGCAGCGGCAGGGCCTCTCCATGGCACCGCCCTTCTCCCCGGGTCGGCCGCTGGATCCCTTCTTCGGCTATCGCCAGCCGGCGCGCACCTTCGACTACCAGATAGGGGTCAACACCCAGGTCTCGCCGCGCGCGGGGCGCATCTCCTTCGCCACCATCAAGGCGCTCTGGGAAGCCTATGACATCGCGCAAATTGCCACGCGCCACCTCATCAACGATGTGCGCTCGCTCGATTATCACTTCGAGGCGGCGATCGGCATTCGCGAGGATGTGTCCGACGACATCATCAAAGCGCGGCAGTTCTTCGATTCGCCGGACAAGCGGCAGCCCTTCCGCGCCTGGTTGGCCGAGTACCTCACCGATGTCATCCGCTTCGATGCGGGCGCGCTCTACATCCGCCGCAATCGCGCGGGCGATCCCATCGCACTCGAGGTGGTGTCGGGAACCAGCATCGTGCCGCAACTCGATTACTACGGACGCGTCGTCACTGATGAGGACGATGCTGACCCGAACGTCTCACCCGCAGGCACCTTCCACGGTGAGGTAGCGCCAGCCTACGTGCAGGTCATCGAAGGCATGCCCTGGGACTGGCTGGCAGCTGACGATCTCGTCTACCAGCCGCTCAATCCCGAGCCGGATTCGCAGTACGGTCGCGCGCCGCTCGAGGCGGTGATGCTCACCGCAAACACGGATCTGCGCTTCCAGTGGCACTTCCTCAACTACTTCGCGCAGGGCTCGATCCCAGCAGGATTCATGGAAGCGCCACCGGATCTCTCCGACCCCGCGCAGATCGCAGAGTGGCAGAACACCTGGGACGCGCTGATGATCGGCGACCAGTCCAAGCTGCGCCAGATCCGCTGGGTGCCAGCGGGCTCGAAGTATCAGCCGGTGGGCCCGGGATCGGACGAGTTCGACTCCGAGTTCCCGCTCTATCTCATGCGGCGAACCTGCGCAGCACACGGCGTCACGCCTGCTGACCTCGGTTTCACCGAGACGGTGAACAAAGCGACCAGCGAAGTGCAGGTCGATGTGCAGTTCAGGGTTGGCACGCTGCCGCTCATCAAGCACGTCGAAGATGTCATCAACCTGTTCCTCTCGGAGCACCTCAAGCTCCGGGTGCGGCTGCGCATGGACACCGGCCGCGAGATCGAGGACCGGCTCAGCACCGCCAATGCAGAAGCGGTCTATATCCGCACTGGGGTCATCTCACCGGATGAACCCCGCGCGCGTCTCGGCTATCCGGTGTCATTGAACCGGCCCACCCCGCGCTTCATCGACAACACCAGAAGCGGTCCCATCCCGCTGATCGCACTGGAGTCGATGGCGGGAGACATCGATCCCGAGACCTTCGGGCCAGCCAAAGGAGCGCCCTTGGTGCCGCATCCCTTCGTGCCCATGCCCGGGGTGATGCCACCCATCGGCTCCAAGGACAACCAGCTCGCCGATCAAGCCACCGCTGAGATGTCGCGCAACATGAATGCGATCACCAGCGGACAACCCGCCCCCTTCCCAGCCGACACTGCGGTGGGCTCGCTGGACGACGACCAGGAGGCGCTCAAGGCAGCCCTGACGACCGTGGATCGCCTGCTCGCGCGGCTCGACAAAGCCGAAGCCACCGCAGGGATCACCGCGAGCACGGGCATGACTGGTGTGGACATGGTCGAGCCCGACACGGATGAGATCGCGAGCATCCTGCGCCGTTGGCGGGAGAACGCCCGCAACCGGCTGCGCAAGGGACTCAGCCCGCGCCGATTCACCGATGCAGCACTGCCCGATGCGCTGAGCGAGAAGATTTGGGCGGAGTTGGGCAAAGCCACCACCCGTGAGGAGGTGGATCGTGCCTTCCTGCGCCACGCCGACGACGCGGATCTGCATGCAGCCTTGTCCGCGCTCATTCCCGAGGCGACCCGTCAGCAGGCCATTGCAGCTGCGCAGAACGCGACAGCCTGATGCTGCTGCTCTTCGTTGCCATCCTGCTCATCCTTGCCCTGCTGGGCGGGGGCATCTCGCTGCATTGGCTGTGGGGAGCTGCCGTGATCGTGCTCATCCTGCTGATCGCCTACGAGCTGGCTTGGCATGAGCGACCCCCGCGCCCGGGCCCGTGATGCGGCGCTCGCCGTCCTGCTCAACCTCGGCGTCGTCCTCGACGCCGTCGTCACCGCGCTGCGAGCGCTGTGGAATCTCGGCGCCTTAGCAGGGGCCAAACGTGCGGCGGATGCACTCGGGGTTCCCGTACCCGATCACACGCATGTGGTTGAGCGTCTGGCCGAACTGCCCATCGCAGACGGAGTAGCCCACGCGCTGCTCTTCGAGGTCGCCGATCGCATCGCCAGCAGCGTCACTACACCGAGCGACGCGGGCACCACTGAGCGCGCGGTCTCATCGGCTATCCAGCGCCGCGCGAAACTGCTTGCACAGACCGAGCAGGCCAAGGCTGCACACCTCGCTGCCATGGAGGTGTACCGCGCCAACCATGTGCAACGTCTGCACTGGGTGGGCGGACAGTGCAAACGCTGTCAGGCCAATGCCGCAGCGTCACCGATCGGTATGAACGACCACTGGCCCGACGGATCGCCACCTGTGCATCCGGGCTGCCACTGCTGGACGATCCCGGCGTAGCGAAGGGAGAGCGATGGCAGAGCACGGCATCGAGAACTACGCAGCGCAGATCGGCACCTTCGGTCCCAGTGATGACGACGTGGTCAACTGGTTCCGCTTCCATCCGGCCACACCGATCACCGGGCCGATCCACGATGCCATCCGCGTCGGCTTCCGCAGTCTCGCTATCGATCTGCTCAAGCTCCTGCCCAGTAGCCCCGATCGCACGCTGGCGATGCGCAAGCTGCAGGACGCGATGATGAGCGCCAACGCGTGCGTGGCCAATCATCAGGACGAGAGCGTGCCGCAACTCAATCCCCACAGCGGCACAAAGGACGTATAGCTAGCGTGTGCTGGGGATGCGGGTGCTTGATGCCCGAGGACGATCATGGTGATGCGCGCAGCATCGTCACGCTCGACCTGCAGGCACAGGCAGATCAGTGCGGTTGCCCCGACGTGGCCACCGTTGTCGCCAACATCGTTCACACCCTAGGAGCGCACACGCACGATCCGATGAGCAAAGAAAAACGCGACATCGTTCCTGGCGCGGTGCTCAAAGCGGACGACGCCAAGCGGTACCTGCTCACCGTCGCCTATCCCGCCTACAAAGATGCTGCAGTCGGTGCCGACGGGTTCCGTGATGCCGCGTCCGAGGAAGTTGTGGAACGTGCCGCATGGAACTTTATGCGCAAGGGAGCCCGGGTCGGCATGTGGCACAAGCGTGGCTTCGACAAGGCCGCGCAGGTCGTGGAGAACTACATCTGGCGCGGTGAACCGTGGGCCATCAAAGCGGCCGACGGCACCGAACAAGTGGTCATGCCCGGTGACTGGCTGGTGGGCATGGTGCTCTCAGAACCGACGTGGGCGCTCTACAAAGCCCAGGTCATCGGAGGAGTGAGCGTGCAAGGTGGCGCGAAACGCCGTGTGCCCACACCCGACACTCTCGAGCGAGTAAGGAGTCGATCGCATGGCTGACGTTGCGCTGACCGAGTTCGTCGATCTCGACGTTGACGAACTGCATCTTGTGAAGGACGGAGCCAACGGCTTCCCCGCGCTGGTCGCCAAGGCCGCCGCTGAAGAGGTCGCTGCGACCGCCGATGAGCTGGCCGCGAAGGCCGGTGAGCCCGAGCCCGATGATGATGAGGACGAGCCCGCAGTGAAGGCGTGCGGTGTAGCTGACTGCGAAGTCTGCGCACCGCTGATCGCCAAGGGCAAGCTCAAGGCTGCACAGCGTAAGGCGTTGCCCAAGAGTTCATTCGCGATTCCAGAAAAGGCCCCTGGCTCGGGTAGCTATCCGTTGCCCGATGAGGCTCACGCGCGTTCCGCGCTGTCGCGTGTCGCGCAGCACGGCACGCCCGATGAGCAGAAGCGCGTGAAGGCTGCGGTACGACGCAAGTTCCCCAACATCGACCAGGAGGATGAGGGCGACGCTGAGAAGTCGCCGGGCGTGCCCGACGCTTCCCTGCAGATCCCCGACCCGGAGTCGCTGCCGCACACGACTGACACTGGCACCTCGGGTCAGCGCATTGCACCGATGACCGCAGGCACCATCACCCGCTCTCCTGAAGAGCAGGGTGGCGGCCAGAGCACCTACGTCATCCCCATCGAAGCCCAAGCCTTCCATCCGCCGGCTGGCGAGTCGATGGATCAGGCGCTCGGCAAAGCCAGTGAGGTGCTTATCGGCGTGGTCGAGACGCTGGAGAAGGACGCCCCCTGGAGCACTGCCACCGGCATCGGTTCGGCGCCGTGGGAATCCGTCGACTCCGCGACGCTCGCGCAGGTTGCGCAGTCCCTCGCCTCGTGCGGGATGGCCATCGACGCCATCCAGAAGCGCGAACAGATCGAGGCCGCAGCTGGGGATGCTGGCGACCAAGAGGACGCCTGGGATCTCGCTGACGCCGCTTCAGCCCTCGAGTGCGCGCTGGGCATCGTGGCCCGGCTCGCCTTCCATGAGGGGGCTGCTTCCGACGCCATGAAGGCCGGCCGTCGGCTCTCTGCACGCACCGTCTCGGCACTGCGCGCCGCCCACGCTCACCTCACCGATGTCCTCGGTGAACACCAACCCGCCGGGGACACCGGCTCCACGTCCGAGGAGGACAAGATCATGACGCAGCTCACCAAGGAAGAGCTGAGCGACCTTATCGCTGGTGCCTCGGGCGCGGCGGCAGCCGCGGCTGTGAAGGCGCTGGCCGAGAAGAACGCCAACAACGGCGGCGACGTGACCCAGGCCGACCTCGAAGCCAAGGTCACGGGCGAATCCGCAGCCAACGACGTGGCCGTCGTGGGTGCGCCGGTCGACTCGCGTTTCACCGCCAAAGAAGCAGCGACCGAAGACGTGGCCGATCTCCGCAAGGAACTCGGTGATGTCAAGGCACTGCTGGAGAAGATGGCAGCCAAGCCGCGTGCCGGCGGACCAGTTCTGGACGGCATCGCTCGTGGGGCCTACCCGGCCAGCGAGGGACGCCAGAGCGAGGACGTGGCCAAGAGCGCCGAGGACGCGGAGATCGAGCGTCTCGAGAAGAGTCTCGAGGAAGCGCTCAGCCAGAAGGGGCCCGAGGCCGTGCAGCGCGCCTCGACCATCTCCTACGACCTGACCCGGAGGAAGCTCCTCCAGGGTCACCGCCGCAACGAGATCTGAGCTCACTCCGGTCTCGCCACTCGGAAGCGTTCTGCTTCCGCATGTCCATTGAAAGGAGCACGTCTACGTGAACCCCGCTGAGCAGATCACCGAGGAGACGCTGCAAGCGATCAAGTCGACCGCTGGCATCTTTGCCTCGACTGGGATGCAGGGAGTCGACCTGGTCCGGCGCGTCTCGCTGGTTCCGGCCAACGTCCCCGCTCGCAACAACACCCTCGCCTTCCCGCGCACCACGCCGTCAGTGGGGTCGAACACGGCCACCTGGCGCGCCTGGATCAACATCAACTCCTCGCAGTCCGACGCTGCGGTGGGTATGGACTACGCCGGCTCGCTGGTCAACTTCCAGGAGCAGGACGTGTTCGCGCCCTACAAGCCGCTGGCCAAGTCGGGCCGCGTCACCCTGGATTCGGTCGCCATCGGGCGCGGTTTCTACGACGCGCTCGCCGACGCTGAACTGCTCACCCTGATGCAGCTGTTCATCGCCCAGGATCTCCACATCATCAACTCGCAGGCGTGGTCGCTGGGCACCCCGGCGACTCCCACGCTGGTCGCCTCCACCACGGGCGGCTCGATCGGCAACACCGGCGTCTCGGTGAACGTCAAGGTGGCCGCGCGCTCGGGAGCTAACTACTTCCTCGGCGGCTCCTCGGTGGCCTCAGCCAACGCGGCATCCACCGCTGGCACCACCACCTCCACCAACTCGGTGACCGCCTCCATCGCTGCGGTCAAAGGCGCGGCTGCGTACGACTGGTTCGTGGGCTCTTCGTCCAGCAACCAGCAGTACTACACGACCACGACCACGGCCTCAGTGGTCATCACCTCGGTGCCCACTGCACCGCAGGCGCTGCCGGGTTCCTCGACCCTGCCGCTGCTCTCCAGCACGGCTCCGACCACTCCGCCCACCGCAGACACCTCGTACTCGGCCAACTGGTACAACGGTGTGGTCGCCTCCAGTCTCGGCGACTACGGCACCACGGGTCCGGTGACCCCGGGATCCGGAACTGCGTCGGGCGCCATCTTCATCGACAACGGTGGCAGTGCGCCGGCCCTGTCGGGTGGTGGCGTCGACATCCTCGACAAGATCAACGACCAGCTCTGGAACACGGTGCAGCTGTCTCCGACCGCGTACATGGTCAACTCGCAGCAAGGCGATGAGATCTCCAAGCTCATCCTCGGCTCGAACTCCGCGACCACCTTCCTGCCTCCGACCGATGCGGACGCCCGCACCAATCTGGCTGGCGGTGGCTTCATCGGGCGCTACGTCAACCGCGCGGCGGGTGGCGTGCCCGTGCAGATCGAGGTGCATCCCCGGGTTGCCCCCGGCACCATCATCGCTCGCAGCGACCGCGTGCCCTTCCCGGGCTCCAACATCGGCTCGAGCTTTGAGGTGCGCTGCCTCTACGACACGCGCAGGTTCGACTACGCGGCCAACCTCTCCACCGGCGTGCTCGGTGGTGGCCCCCGGTACGACTTTGAGATCAGGTCTCTTGAAACGCTGGTCAACTTCGCACCGTCGGCCCAGGCCGTTGCCTGCAATGTGGCGTGAGCGTAGTTAGCCAATAGGTCGTCCAACACATCGGCCTTCCCTCCGCCTAGCGGGTGTCCCGCAGTCCCCCTGCGGGCACCCGTGCGGGCGAGGGGAACACAACACACCAGAAAAGGACAATACATGGCTCGACGCATTCACCATGTGATCAACAGCGTCAAGGAAGAGTGGGACTTCGACGCGCACGAAGGCGCACGCCTGGTGCGACGCGAAGCCGCGCAACCCTCCGGAGCTGACCGCATCATCCACAGCGGGGCCACCTACGAAGCCCGCAACGGCACCTTCGAAGTGCCCGACGACGTGGCCGCGTTCATGCTGCGCATGCCGGGCTGGCATGAGGGCGAAAGTCCATTTGCCGAGAAGGATGCGGCGGATTCGCGGCCCAAGGTGCGCCGCACCGCATAGTGCATGCGGGTCTGCTGCGCCTACACGGCGCTGCACCCACTCGCCGACGCTGCACTGACACGCTTCGCCCCGGCCGCTGAGCGCTACGAGCTCGGCTTGCAGACGGACGCGTACTGGGTGCTGCTCGACAGCCTGTGGCGTGACGGCGAGTCCTTCCTGCTCATCGAGCACGACATCGAGATCCACGCTGACGTGATCCCGCAGCTTGAGCAATGCGGCGAGCCGTGGTGCGTGCTCCCCTATGAGGCAGCGGGAGATGACGACGGTGATCGCCACCTCTACGGCAGCCTCGGTTGCACGCGCTTCGGCTCGGAACTTCTACAAGCGCATCCCATGTTCATGACCAACCTGCCGGTGCGCGACTGGCGGCGCTTGGACTGCGAGATGCTGCCCCGGCTGCAACAGCTCGGCTACACGCAGCACATCCACTGGCCGGCCGTGCTCTCGCACCATGTACGAGACGGCCGCTGCGACTGTCGCCAGTCGCATTGATCTACTTTCTCTCGCCGGTCCCCCCCAGTGAATCGACCAGCGGGGGCACGCGCAAGCTCGGCGATCTCAGTTGCATCCTCAGTGAGCACGGCTTCAGCAGCCGCGTCGTGCTTACTCAGGATCTTGCTGGCATCGACTGGGCCGACAACGACCTGGTCGTGGTCCCTGAGATCTACGGGCACGGCCTCGACACGCTGATCCCGCGCGGGGTGCCGCGGGTGAGCTTTATCCAGAACGCCTACCTGCTCGACAGCTTCGGCATGGATGCGGATCGTCCGCACCCGTACCTCGACACGCCCGACCTCATCGCCATCTTCGTCGAGAGCGAGCACTCCGCGGCACTGTTACGTCTCCGCTTCCCCACGCTGCAGCTGCCGGTGATCCATCTGCACAGCAGCGGCAACGGACGCATGGGTCGGGACGCGGGTTTCACGTACGGTGCCTGGCCCCGGCGGCCGGCGGTGATGTTCTTCGGCTACAAGCACTCCGCGCAGAACGCAGCCATCTTCGAGGACGTACGCTTGCCGCTGGGATGGAGCGTTGAGCAGCTCGGTGGCACCGATGCACAGGTCGCCGAGAGCCTGCGCACCGGGGCCATCTTCTGCGCACCCAACGCCATCGAAGGACTTTGTGCGCCTACGCAAGAGGCCATGCTCTCGGGCTGCGCCATCGTCGCCTGGCCCGGGGGGCCTTCGCACTTTGCACACCATCCCTGCCCGACCTGGGCGTGGCAGCAACAAGGCGGAGGCCCCATGGAATACCTCGAGGGCCGCGCGGTGATCGTGGCGCAGGACGATGTCAACGCTCTGCGCGACGCGCTGGACAGCACCGCGCGCAGCATCGAGGCCGACTGGCAGCCGTGGGCGACGAACACCGCGATCTGGGCCGAGTGGCATCAACGCACGTACTCTCGCGCTCAGGAGATTGCTGAGATCTGTGCGGTGATGGACGAGCTCCACGGGCGCCGATGATCGACCTCGATGGTTCGCTGCGCGAGTTCGAGGCCATGGTGGTTCGCCATGAGGGATTGCTCAAGACCCCCTTCGACCTCGCCCGCTACGAGGTGCTCATCGAGCGCGTCAAGCCCGGTGTGCTGGTCGAGACCGGCTTCGCCTACGGCGAGAGTGCGCGCTGGTTTGCGGCACGCGTCCCTCAGGTGGTCTCGGTGGAGATGAATCCGGACTACATCGCTGCCCAAGCATCGCGCATGCCAGACAACGTCACCATCGTGGCGGGACGCTCGCAGCAGATGCTTGACACGGTGCGCGACATCGTCGAAGCACTCCCGGGTCCGGTCATGGTCACCCTCGATTCCGAGCACGACACCCTGACCGTGCTCGAGGAGATGCTGCTCTACCGCAGCCTGGTGAGTCCGGGGAGCTACATGGTGGTCGAGGACGGCATGTTCGACTACTGGGAGAACGACTGGAATCGCGGCTCACCACTGGAGGCGACCGCGTACTACCTCGCCACCCACACCGACTTCGTCGATGACCAGGAGCTTGAGGATCGCTGGCCCACCACGCTGAACCCGCGCGGCTGGCTGCGCAGGGTCGCCTGATGTGCCCACCGCCATCCTCGGTGCTGGCGCCGCTGGCCTCTCCCTCGCTGTGCTGCTGCGCGAGCGTGGTGAATCGGTCACCGTGTTCGAGCGTGAGCGTACGCCCGGTGGGCTCTGCCGCTCGCGGTGCATCATGGACTTCACCTTCGATCAAGGCCCCCACGTCTTAGGTGGCATCCCCGAGGCGGTGGAGTGGATCCGCGTCTCCACCGGACTGACCTGGGAGACAGGTCGTACCCGCAACCGCGCGTGGATCAACGGAGCGTTCGCACAGCATCCCTTCGAGGATCCCGCCCAGGTCACCCGCTACAGCCGCAAGCTCTGGAAACGCGACCCCAGTTCACTCTCCCGGGTGCGCTTGGGTGCGCAGGCCGGGCGTAAACCGGGCGGGGTGAGCGAGTACGCCTACCCCTCGCAGGGTGGCTATGGTGCCATCACCGAGGCGTGGGCGCGCCGGGTGGACACCGCGCTGATCTGCGGAGCCTCCGATCCGGATCTCTCCGGCTTCGACCGAGTGGTCTCCACCATCCCGGTTGCGCAGCTGCCCTACAACAGCCTGATCACGGTCAGCGCCGGATTCACGGGCATCGACCCTGACTTCACCGCGCTCTACATCCCCGGTGATGAGACGGTGTTTCACCGGGTCAGCGTGCCGAGCAACTTCGCGTCGGCCAATGCACCCATCGGGCTCTACAGCCTGCAGGCGGAGGCCACCTGTCCCGGGGAACTCGCCTTCAGCCCCGACGCCTACTGTCAGTCGGCGCTGGAACTGTTCGAGCGTCTCGGTCACCGCGATCCCCTGTTGCTCGATGCGCACGTCTCACCGCACGCCTATCCCCTGCCCCTGGATGTGGATCTCGAACCCTCCTGGCAGATCCGCCACGGGCGCACCGGCTCGCACAAGTATCTGAACCTCGATGGCGTGGTGGCCGCCTCGATGGAGCTGGCTGACCAACTCCTCGCGTGAGGGTCATCTGTCCCTTCGTTGAGCTGCGTGACGAGACGCGAGCAGCGCTCGAGGCCAGCGGCCATGACTGGGAAGCCGTCGATGTCTCAGCTAGCGACACCGACTACTGTGCCCTGCTGAGCGGGCTCTGGGAGCGCGCAGAGACCTTCGCGATTGTCGAGCAGGACATCGTCATCCGCCCCGACACGCTCGACGAGCTCGAAGCCTGCTCAGGCGAATGGTGTTGCTTCGCGTCGCCCTACTTCGTTGGTATCTACGCCGGGCTGGGCTGTGTGAAGTTCGCCGGCTCACTGCTCGCTCGCAACCCGGAAGCCATGCGCACCGTCAGTCGGATGTCAGACGCCACGCATCCGCCCGGACACTGGTGCAGGCTCGATGGCTGGATGCAGATCGTGCTCCGTCACGAGCCGCGCCATCTGCACGACACCGTGCTGGATCACGCCAAGGCGTCGTTGCTCCCGTCTCACGGCTGCGCAAGTTGATCCGTGCCCGCCTGCAGCACGAAGGACCGGGTTTCGGGAAACCGGACCCGGTCGCTTCGCTTGAGGAGAACGCTTCGTGGATCTGTGGCGCGTTGCCTGTGAGATCGCCAAGTCGTCGGGACTCACCGTGTACTTCGATGCTGACGGCGAGGCTCACATCGTGGTGGATCGATGACCACAGGCACACCCTTCTCGCCGGCCCCGTTCTCGACCAGCGTGGTCGCGCCGGGAGTGCTCAGCGCCAATCGTGCGCGACCGTACATCTCGGTCACCGATTACCGCAACGCACCGACTGCAGTCTCCACGACGGCGCTGGTGTCGGGATCCACCAATCCCGGCGACTCCACCTCTGCACTGGCTCGGGTGATCGAACGCGCCTCCTCGTGGGCGGATCTGATCTGCTTCCACCGCGCCGACGGCACACTAGCCGCCTCACCGAGCACGGAATCCGCCTGGGTCACCGCCAAGAGTGGCGGAGCGCTGGCCTTGATCTGCAACTACCGCCCGGTGCTCGAGGTGGTCGGGCTCGGACTGGGCTCCACGCCCTCGCAGCTCGGCAACGTGAGTCCGAGCACTGCGGGCGACATCTTCATCGACGGCAAGGTCATCTGGGTGCCCGGCTGGTGGAACTACCCCGCCCCCGGTGGGGGACTGGTTCCGCTGCCCCGTCCGCTCGGCGTGTTCGGGCAGCTCTTCGCGGTCTGGACGTACATCAACGGCTACCCGCACACCGCGCTCTCAGCGAACTGTAACGCGGCAGCCACGTCGATCACAGTGTACCCGTCCTCTCCGGGAGGATCCACGGTGGCCGGCGTGTACGCGGGCACGCAGCTGACGATCAATGATGGGGACAACACCGAGATCGTGGTGGCCGCATCGGCGCCGACCGGGCTGAACATCACCCTGGCCGCGCCGACGCAGTTCGCGCACACCATCCCCCAGCCACCCGATGTGACCCGCGTCTCTGCGCTGCCCCGGGCGGTGGAGCAGGCGGTGATCTTGCTCACCTCCTGCCTCATCAAGACGCGTGGCTCGCGCGCGTTGGTGATGCCCGGAACGCCCGGAGGCACACCCAACCGTCAGGTGATGGGGCAGGCCGGGGCCAGCGAGGACTATGAGCAGGCACTTGAGCTGCTCAAGCCCTTCGTCGTGGCCACCTTGCGCGCTGCCTGACCAGTGCGCGCCAACGTCCGCGAGGCAGCGGTCGAGTATCTGCAGAACGCCAACCTCCCCTTCGTGGGCACCGTGTTCGCGGCGCGCCCCGAGGTCGTCGACGAAGAGGACTACGAGCGCTCCCTCTCCGGGGCGGTATCGCAGTACGTCACCTCACAGAGCGGTTCCGCCGCAGTCCTGATCGTCAACGTCCCCAGCAGCGATCGCAAACGCGAGACCCTCACCGGCCTCAGCCACGTCGAGGACACCGACACGCATGAGCTGGTGCTCGAACTGGTGCTGGCCAACACCGCAGGTGAGGCTGTTGAGGCGCAGCAGGATCACGACACCGTCTGCGACGCCATCGTGGCCAGCATCCGCGCCGATCCCTTGCTAGGCACTGGCCTGAGTGGTCGGGTGTTCCCCGCCGGCAGTGCGCAAGTCCAAGTGACGCAGTCCATGCCCTTCACTGGAGCCGACGGCACCACCGTGTTCATCCTCGCGGTAATTCGCACCGATGTCATTGAGTGGATCTCCGGTCCCGCCGGCACGTAATCAGCACACCAAGGAGTCCGCACAATTGCCAGCGCGCACCTTTGCTAACTCAGATATTCACACGCGTGTCTGGCCGGGCATCATTCGGCCCGACAACGGACAAACCCTGGAACTGGAGCCCGGGGGCACCGCACAGCTCGATCTCCCCGACGACTTCAGCGATCCCTACCTCATCGACGTGACCGAGTCCTACAAGGACGCGCGCGTTACTCGTGTGACACCACCGACACCCGTCGCAGCCAAGGCCGCAGAGCCGACACCGCCTGCGCCCACCGATAAGCAGGAGGACTGAGCGGAAGCGGCCGCTCGCTTGCTCGCGTACCACTTCATAAAGGCGGCGCGCTTGCAGATTCGGCAGAAGCGCCACCCGCTCCTGGCGTTCACGTAGGTGTTCTCAGGCGTGTACTCATGGCCGTTCACGCAATGTGTTTGGCGTTTCCATGGGCGCCGGGGTTTCACAGCGATCCTGCGCCGCCGGTTCTCGGCAGGCGTGACGGCTTCTAAGTGCTCAGGATTCACGCAGTCCCGCACGCAGCAGAGGTGGTCGATCTCATAGTCCTCCGGGATCTCTCCCACCAGCATGGTGTAGGCGAATCGGTGGGCAAGCGAACTGCGCGTTGAACCCTTCTCCTTGCGAAACAGCCCATATCCGCACGTAACGTGCGAGCCGGTCCACAGCCAGCACGATCCGAGATCGGGCCGCATCTCCGAAACGGGCCCACTCTGATTGACCCAACGCCAGAATCGCTCCTCAGGCGGCCCATGGCGAACCAACTTCAGCGGGTGACCGTTTAGTCGCCACCGCGCGTAGTGCAACTGACACCATCCGCGACTCTTGGCCTGCCGGTCGCATCCTTCGATGGAACAGGCGGGCTGCGGTAGCCACACCTTTAGCGGTGCGGTGGGAATCGTGGCGTCCCCATTACGCCACCGGTGGTAGTGACTCGTACAAACCCCGCGCGCGTAGTGCGGCTGTGTGCAGTCGATAACTAGACAACCCGCCATCGCTTTTAGGCGGATCAATTATATCGGAGTTCACTAGGAGGCATCCGCCTTGCCCGCATACGCCGTCGCCCAGACTGAAATCGGTCTGGCAAAGGAAGTCACTCGAGGAACTCCGGTAGCGCCGGCCTATTGGGCAAAGGTGAAAGCCCCGAAGTTCAAGCCGTCGTTAACCGTCATTGAGGACGACACCCTGCAGGGGTCGATGGTCTCCGTCTATGACCAGACCCCGGGGATGCGTTACGACAGTCACGGGTGGGACGGCTATCCCCACCTCGACATCTTCCCCCTCTATCTCCTCGCAGAGCTGGGATCGACAGACACGGTGTCGACTGCACCCACCAACACCACGCTGTCATCGAGCGCTGCAGCGGGAGCGACCACCATCTCCACTGCGGCTACCGTCGCGGCCAACTCGTGGATCAAGATCGGCTCCGGCGCAACCCAGGAGACGCACTACACCACCGCCGTCTCGGGTTCAGGCCCGTACACGGTGACACTGCAGTACGCGCTGCAGTACGCGCAGAGCAATGGTGCGACGGTCACCGGACTCACCGGACACTCCTTCTCGCTGCTCAACAACGCGGGCACAGGCAACCAGCCCCCCTCGCTGACCATCACCGACTATGACGGCGAGGAATGGCGGCAGCTCGCCGCAGCGCAGCTGGACAAGCTCACCATCAAGGGCACCAACGCGGGCTACGTGGACTTCTCGGCGTCGTTCTTCGCCAACCCGTCCATCACCCCGTCATCGCCCACCCCATCGTTTTCATCGGTGTCGGCTCCGCCCGCATGGACCACGCTGATCTCCATCGGCGGCTCGGCGATCACCTACGTCGAGGACTGGGAGATCGATCTGGGACGCGGCGTCAAGCCCATCCCCGCACTCACCGGCACCCAGGCGTACTACCAGTACTTCGCGGGACCGCTCACTGCCACCGCAAAGATCACGGTGGTGGAGCAGTCGGGTGCGCCCGAGCTCACCAAGTATCTCGCGGGCACCAAGAGCGCGCTGGACATCTCGCTGTACGACGTGAACAACGGCTACGGGATGCGCATCCACACCACCTCATCGGCGTTCAAGACCGGCGAGCTGGTGCGCGGCAAGGAATGGGTGGAGGCCACGCTCGATGTGCAACTCCTGCCCACCGCCACCGACGCACAAGCGGGTGGCGTCTCGCCGATAGTCGTGTCCGTAGGCAACGGAACCACCACGGCCTACTGAGCCTGAGCGTCGCCCACGGGGCTGAAGCTAGCAAGGCCGGGAATTACGGTCACGGTCTCTGCCGCCCGGTCGGTTCCACCCGTCAAGCGAGTGGCGGCGCTCTTCTCTCTCGAACACCAAATCATCAACGCACATACATCACACATATGAGGAACAACCATGGGTTTCTATCGACTCGTTTTGGAGGGTGTTGGGGCACACGGGTGCAGCCGTGAAAAAGGTCACGGCGAAACCGTCATCGGCTGCGAGCAGCGCAGCTGTCCTGACTGCAAGGCGCGTGAGTTGGTGCGCCAGCTCAAGCGCAGCGGTGAGCAGCTGAAGCGCGCGGAGATCATCCACTGGCCGGCGGATCTGACCGGCGGCAAGCCCGAGGATGAGGTCCACGACAACCTGCTGAGCGGGGTGCGCACGGGATCGTTCCCCGAGCGCGAGCGCTACCTGTCGCAGGGGGGCTGACCAATGGCTCGCTCTGTGGAGATCCCTGGTGGTACGGCAGTCCTCCGTGATGTCAGCGACCTGCGCGAACGCCATCGGCGGCAGATTCTCGCTGCGGTGGGGCCGCTGGCCAAGGTCTACGCCAAGATTCCCTCTGACCTGATCCGCGAGGGTGCCGAGCAAGGCCCCGAGGGTGAGCAGGCTCGTGCGCAAGCCGAGCTGATCATGTCCGGCCTGATGACTCGTCAGGAGCGCTTGGCCATGAGCGAACTGCGCGATGCCATGATCTGCGCCCTGCTGCAATCGTGGACGCTGCCGCAACCGTTGCCGGACGTGGACACGGTGCAGGATCTCACTCCGGAGCTCTACGACGCGCTCAACAGCGCCATCCGTGGGCAAGAGATGGATCTGGTGCAGCGCATCAACCCTGCCAACTTCGAGCCCCAGCCGCCGGATCGCGACTCCCCTTTCGGCGCATCCGCCAACTCCGCAACGTCCTCCTCGACAGGGGCGAACCGGAGTCGGTCGACGCGGAAACGGCCGCGTACTGGCGCGAGTTCACGTACCGGAGAGTCCTCCGCGGCCTGAGCCACGAGCAGTACCTCGACGAGCCTGCTGAAACGGTTGACTGGATGATTGCCATGGCCGGTGTGGAGGCAGATGTGCAAGAGGCCAAGGCAAAGAAGGCTGCTCGTGGCCGTTGAAGCCGAAGGCGCCATCGCTGCGCTGGACAGACTGATGGTGTCACTGCACGAAGCCACCCACGACGGCGTCGAGGATGGTGCGAAAGCGGTGCAGGACGGCGCGCGCGCGTTTGCTCCGCACCTCTCTGGCGAACTGGCCGGATCGATCACGATCACTGGGCCAACCCCCACTGGCGTTGCGTCGTACGCAGCGTTAGTGGGGCCTACTGTTGTCTATGGGCGCATTCGGGAGCTGGGTGGTCCGATTCCGGGGCGCCGCACGGTGATGACGCACCCCTATCTGCGCTGGTACTGGGAGGGACGCCCGGTGTTCAAGCGCAAGGTGCATCAACACGGCACGCACTACCTGCTGCACGCAGTAGAAGAAGTGCGTCCGCGCTTCCGTGACATGTGCGCGCGCCGTTGGGCCGAAGCTATCAGGAGGGCGTGAGCAATGCCTGGTGGCGCTGGGGGCTATCTGCCGCCGGTCTTGGCCTCGCTCATCGCGGACGACGAAGATGCCATTCGCAAGATTGCCGAAGTCAAGGCTGCGCTCGAAGATCTCGAAAAGACGCCCACCGATGTCAAGGTCACCGCTGATACATCGCCCGCAATCAGCGAAGTCGAGGCTGCACGCGCGGCGATGGAAGCCGATCCCGTCACGCTCACCGTCACCGCCGATACCGCACCAGCCCTCGCATCCATTGCTGCCAGCCGTGCTGCAGGCGGCGCACTCGGAGCCGGTGCTGGCGGGAGCGCAAGCGGAGGTGGCGGAGGATTCCTCGCCGGGCTCCTAGGCGCAGGGCTACTCGGTGGCGGCGGTCGCGGAGTCGGCAACACGCTCGGCTTCGGTGGTGGTGGTATCGGGCCCATACCCGGTGCTCGCTGGGGCAGCGCGGCATCGCTGGCAGGGTTCGGTGCAGAGCACATCATCACCACCCTGATGGGACTCGGTGGTTCAGCCACCGAAGCACTGGGCGGCGGTGCGCTGCTCGGCGCGGGCTCGCTGGGCACCATGGCGGTGGGCAGTGGCTCGGACATGGCGGTGATGAAGTCGACCATCGCCGACACCCAAACGCTGAGCAAACTGTATACGCAGCTGCAGAAGGACGTGATCCAGTACGGCGCCGGTTCTGCGCAGGCTGCGGCCGATCAGAAGAACCTCAACGTAGAAATGCAGGTGCTTGGCAACACCGCCGGGGTGCAGGCCGAGATGGCGCTCACCAAATCTGCTGCTGCGCTCAACGCCTTCTGGGACCAGCAAACGTCCGGCGCTCGGGTTGCTGCCACCAACATCATGCAGCAGGTGGTGACGCTCGGCACCGTCTACACGCCGTTGGTGGCTGCAGCTGCAGAGCGCAACCTCACCATCATCAACGACAGCCTCAAGCCGTTGTTTGCATGGCTTGAGGGGCCGCAGGGCATCGCCATCTTCAAGGATTTGGAGAACGCCTTTGCGGCCAACCTGCCCAATGCCATGGCCGCCTTCACGAATGGCGTGGAGTTCGTGCTCAAGACGCTCGACCTACTCTCGCTGCACACCGGGGGCATCACCGCCAAGATCGGCGATCTGCTGGCCAAAGCCAACTCTCCCGAAGGCTTCGCGAAATGGGAGTCGGTCATGAGTCACATGATCGACGTGTGGCACGCCTGGGAAGCGCTCATTGTTATCGCTGCCCAGGATCTTGTGCTGCTCTTCAAGCCATCCGTCGGCCTCGGCACCAGCATCGTCGGAATACTCGACCAGATGCTCATGAGACTGCACGTCTGGCTGGCGAGCACCTCTGGGCAGACGCAACTGCACAGCCTGTTCCAGGCGCATCTCGATGAGATCAAAAACCTCCTCGCGCTGCTGCCCGGGCTGTTCAGTTCCTTCGGCCAGATCTACCTCACCATCGCCCCCGCGCTCACCGAGATCGTGGCGCTCATCGCGCAATTCGTCGGCTGGCTGAGCAAGATCCCCGTGGTGGGACCGATCTTGGAGTGGGGCATCGCCATCGCCATCCTCGCCAACCGTATGAAGTTGTTCACGTTCGCGGAGTGGATCGCGGGACTGATCAGGATGGGCGCGGCCTTCGTGACCATGGCCGGCGAGGCGGGTATCGGAGCCGCGGTCAGAGCATTGCTCGGCTTTGGACCTGCTGCTGACGCTGCTAAGGCTGCCACCGTTGGCCTAGGGGCTGCTGCAGCCGTTGCGGCTGGCGAAGAGGATGCGTTGGCTGGCTCAGAAGCGCTGGCTGGCACCGCCGCAGCGACCGCAGCAGGCGAAGAGGACGCGCTCGCTGGTGCAGAGACGCTGGTGGGTGGCGCGGGAGCAGGCGCATCTACCGGCGCCGGCGGGCTCATTGGGGCCCTCGGTGCGCTCACCGCTGCTGGTGGCCTAGCCCCCGTGATCGTTGGTCTCGCAGGCGCGCTCGGTCAGTTGAACTCAGCGATGGCACTGATGCACAGCCAAGGCGATACTGCGAGCTGGGCTGCACCGGGTGGGTTGGGCATCACGGTGCCTTTCATGAGTTCTGGCACTGCAGTCGGTGGTGGAGCCTTCGCCAACTTGCAGGACATGCTCAACAACAGCAGTGGTCAGGGCATCGCGGACATGCGCGGCTTCCTCAGCGATCTGCACAGCATGTACGGGATCAGCACCATCTCCGTCGATCAGTTGCATCTGATCGCCAACGCGGTGCAGAGCGGTGCGGTGCAAACCAAGCCGCAGTTTGACGCCTTCCTTGCCAAGCTCGGGCTGCTCACCGGCGCTGCTGCTGCGGCGGCGAATTCCGAGCAGGTGTTCGCGGCGCTGCAGCAGAACGGTCTCTTGAGGAACCAGGTCCAGCAGGACATGTTCCACACCCTCTGGGACAACGGCACGCATTCCGCGTTCCAGATCAGCCTCGCCATGGGTGCGCTCGGCCGGGTCACCGATGTCACCGGACAACTCAGCCAGAATGAGCAAACCCTGTTCGCGCAGCTGTGGCACAACGGCGTTCACGATGTCACCCAGATCAGCCAAGCCGTCCTCGCGGAGCGTCAGGTCTTCGGTGTGGCTGGCCCCCAGAGTTCGGAGGCGCAGCAGTTCTTCCTGCAACAGTGGCAGAAGGGCAATCAGGACATGGGCAATCTCACTGCGGGCGTGGCAGCACTGACCGCTGTTGAGCAGAACGTCGGACCTATCACTGGGCAGCGCTTGCAGGCGTTCGAGACGCTCTGGGGCAACGGCGTCACCGACGCCACCACCCTGAGTAAGGACATGAACGCGCTGATGCAGGTGTCCGCGATCACCGGCCCGCTCTCAGCGACCGCGATGCAGATTTTCCTGACCGATGTGCAGAACGGCGTCACCAACGCCAACACCATCGCCAGCGACATCGCCAAAGGCATCCCCTCGGCGGGACAGATCCCCGGGGCCAACCAAGGACTGCTCACTGCCATCCAGAACGCCGAGAACCGCTACAACCACCTGCTGCCTCCCGGGTACACTGGAGGCGTGGGGCTCGGAGCGCAGCACGGTATCGTTGGCAACTTCGGATCCGGCACACCGATCATGGTGCATGGGGTGGAGGCGATTCTCGCCAAGGATCGCACCGATCCCGCGCTCTGGCAGATGGCGGTGGCCTCAATCCAAGGCCGTGCGGTGCGACCCGCAACAGTGCTGGCCTCCACCCCAGCGTCTAGCTCAGCTGTTGCAGCAGTGGGTGGGCACACGCTGCAAATCAGCGCTCCGATCACCATCCACGTTCCCAACACCAACGCCAGCCCACATCAGATCGGCGACGCCGCAGAACAAGCGGTGAACCGGGCCTGGTCGAAAGTGCTACGCAGCCTCGGTGGTGGCGCCTACTCTCTGCAACCCGCTTAGTACGCGTGCTGCAGCGTGTCGCAGGCGGCCAGCCCGGTGAAGTTGACGAAGCGGTGATCGAGTACGCGCCACGTTGACTGGCCCACCGTTCCCTGACACAGCGTTTTCACGTCGTCTGAGGGCACGGGGGCGTTGTCGGCAAGCACCGTCCATGTGCTCGCGCCGAGGGTGGCTTGCACCTGTGGGCACGTCGTCGCTGCATCCACACCTGTGATGCTGACTCGGGTGTCCTTGCCGTCGCTGGGCGCTACGTAACACGCGGTTATCCCCACAGGTGCTGGCGGGACGGTGGCCACCGCCGTCGGCATATCGGTGCTCGGCGCAAAGGTGGCCGGCGCCACCGCGGCGGTATCAGTGGGTGTGTCCGTCGCTGAACTGCCCGCTGAGGCAGCCCCGCACGCACTGAGCATCCCCGCCGCTAGGGCAATACCGATCCCCTTCATTGCCGCCACCTCCGTACGTCCCCCGCGCCTCTCTTAATAACTACGCATCCTACCCCACGCTCATAAGGAACATTTGTGTGCCCCAGCCGACCGTCCTAACCTCATGCCCGAGTTGCGGTGCTGAGCTGCAGCCGTTCGCGGGTCCGCCGGACGCGACTCCTTGGCTGTGCGGGCCCTGTCATCGTGGTTTCTGGACGGCCGAACTTTCTCCGCTGGCCCGTGAGCTCTACCGGGTGCGCCATCACGACCGGGGCCACACCGCGGAAGCACGACAGATCGCCGAGCAGGTCGAGGTCGAACGCGAGGCCGCGAGAGTCCGGGGCACCTCAGCGCTGCACGAGCATCTTCCAATGCTCAGTGACGACCACCTGACCTTTCTGAGCAGCCTCAGCCTGCACGAAGAGTTCGCGAAGCACGTCGAGAACGCCCGCAAGGATCGCGAGTAGATGGCGGTCACCTTCCGCTCATCGAGCACGGGGAACAACCTCGGCAGTTCGGTGACCGTGAACAAACCTGCCGGAGCTGCCTCGGGCGATTTGCTGCTGGCCATGGTTATCGGCGGCGACGATCCCGCGACCTACTCAGCCCCGACTGGGTGGAGCGCGCTGGGCACGCTGATGAGCAACACGGCCGGGGCGGCTGCGCTGTATCAGAAGAGCGCGGGCTCGAGCGAACCCAGTTCGTACACGTTTACCACCAACGTCGGCAACCAGAACCTCGCTGCGGCGATCCTCGACTACACCGGGGCGCAGATCGACGTGCAAGCGCAACGGCAGTCGGCGAACGGCTCGGGAGCCACTAGCTTCGCGGCCGCTTCGGTGACCACCACCCAGGCCAGCGAGAAGGTGGTGGTGTTCTGGGCCGGCACCTATTTCAACGGCGTCACCTTCACCGCCCCAGGTGGTGTCACGGCTCGAGCCAACGTCACCTCCACAGCAGTCGGCATCGTCGCTGGCGACTACACCGGACCCGGATCGCCGGGGTCGTCGGCACCGGGCAGCGCCACCTCAAGCCAGCTCGTGGAGTGGTCGTCACTCACCGTTGCGCTCATCCCCCCTGCTCCGCCTGCACCCTCACTCACGGCTCCCAGCAACGCGGTCTATAGCGATCTGCAAACCAACGGCGGCCCCTTCACCTGGGTTTACAAAGGCAGCGCCACCGGAGGAGAGACCGGCTACCACTTCCGCCAGAAGATCTCGGGCGGTTCGTACAACTACTGGAACGCGGGAGGGTCGGCCTTTCAGGGCACGGACATCGCGAACACCTCGACCGCCCAGAGCATCACCTTCGCCGGCGGGGTGTGGACGGACGGCAACGTCTACAACTGGTCGGTCGCGTCCGTTGACTCTTCCGGCACGGGCCCGTACGCATCCGACTTCACGGTCACCGCACAGGTCGGCCCCTCGGTCACCGTCACCGGCCCCACCGGCACGCTCACCACCACGCAGACACCGTCAGTGACGTGGTCCGATTCGCTGGCCTCCGGTGCTACCCAGAGCGCGTATCGCGTGGTCACCTACTCGGCAGCGCAGTACGGCGCCCCCGGCTTCACCCCCGGCTCGGGCCCCTCACTGGACGACTCCGGCGTGGTCAGCGATCCGCTCGCGTCCTCGTACACGGTGGTCAACACGCTCCCCAACAACACCACCGTGGCCTCCTACGTGCAGATCACCCAGAGCCCGGGTGGTCAAACCTCAGCGTGGGTGTCCACCGGCTACACGGTGCAGCTGGACTCACCGAACACCCCCACCATCGTCTCCTCATTGGGCACGTATCCGGGCACCTCGCTGCCCTGTGTCGTGCTCACCGTCAACGCGTTTGACAACTACCTGACCACGAATCAAGCAGCGCTGGTGAACGGCAACACCACAGGCTGGACGGCGGGCGGGGGCACGACTCTCTCCGCAGCCACGAGCCCCACCCCACCGACCGCAGAAGGCACGTACAGCCTGCAGATGGCGGGCTCGGGCACGCTCTCAGCCACCACGCCGACAGGAACATCGGGCATCGCGGTCACGGTGGGACAGACGTACAGCGGATTGGCCTCGTTCCGCTCGGCGTCGACGGCGCGCAACGCCACGGTGGGCATCGCTTGGTACAACAGCTCGGGCACGCTGCTCTCCACCTCCACCTCCTCGGCGGTGAGCGATGTGTCCTCTGCGTGGACCCAAGCGTCCATCACTGCAGCGGCACCGGCCAATGCTGCCTTCGCCGCCATCGTGCTCACCGTGTCCTCAGCTGGTGAGAACCATTTCGTGGTGGAGATGGGCCTGTTCCCCGGCACGGTGTCAACATGGGCGCGCGGTGGACTGGTGGGCAGCACAACCCTGTCCATCCTGCGCAGTGACGGCGTCTACGTGCGCCTAGCCAGCACGACGAATCCGACCAGCATTCCAGTCGGCACCCAGTCGGTCGTGGTGTACGACCCGGAGTGCGTGCCCACGGTGGCGTATTCGTACACCGCGACTATTTCCGCGGTGGTGGGCGCGTCGACCATCTCAAGCCCCACGGCAACGTCGTCAGCACAAACCATTGCGGCAGGACAAGGGTGGTGGTGGTTCAACCCGACCAACCCGACTACTGCGACGCTCGCTAACGCTGTTGATTGGAACCCCTCGGTCAGCGAGCAGGCGCAAGCGCATCAAGTGCTCGGGCAACAGACCGCAGCGATCATGGCGTACGCCGTGCAGCGGCCGGACATGGCCGCAACGCTGGAGTTGTTCACGGCTGCGCAGTACAGCGGCATGGTGGCGCTCTGTACGTCGCAGCAAAGTGTGTTCGTGTCTGATCCGTTCGGCGGCGTCAACCTCTCACCCTACTATCGGCTCGCGCAAACCCCCGGTGGCATGGGCAGCGCCCCAGCACACAACACACAGTTGCAGCCGAGCACGTCGTCGGGTCCGCATCGGGTCATGCGAGTGAGTGGCATTGCCACCCCGCGTCCAGCGGTGTGAGGCACAGCATGGATCCCGCTCCGGTCGTTGTTCTGCACGGTCGCGAGACGATTCTGCGATCGGATCGGACACCGCAGTGGTTGCTTGATGCCGCTCGTGAACTGCTGCACCCCGAGGATGAGACTCAGGACGACGACACATCGCCGCCGTCCTGAGCACGGTTAGCCTGCCTCTGCGCTACATTGCGAGCCTGTCCAACGCCCGCCAGTGCGTCGCACTCCGACGCCAGCCTCTACTGCCATTCCAAACCGTGCCGTCGCGCTGCATACCGTAGCCTGCCTGTGCCCGGCAGCCCAGGGCTCGCCTGTCCACTGCTGCCAATGCCTTGCTTAACATTGCCGTCCCTCGCGTGGCTATCCACCACTGCCACTGCAATCCCATGCGTACCTGTGCCCTGCCATGCCTTGCTTGACCGACCCACGCAGGACGCACCGCTGCCATGCTGCCAATCCGGTGCCTTGCTCGCCACGCCATTACTGCCATTCCGTGTCGTTGCGCAGTGGTGCGCTGCAGTGCGGTGCCGGGCCAAGCTAGCCGTTACTGCCATTCCAATGCTGCCGTGCCGTTCCAAGACTGACCATTCCACCGCAGGGCTGTCCCCTTCAGTGCTCGCCTGTGCGCGCCATTGCTGCCCCTAGGACAACATGGCAATAACGCCGTTGAGTCCCGCTGCGGCTTCGGCGAATTCATCAATGAGCTGTAGCTTCCGCTGGATCCGCTGGAGATCACGACCGAGTGATCGCCGCAGTTCGTTCAGAGTGAACTCATTGTTCACGACCTGGCTGGTGCGCTGATACGCCCGTCCGTGCTCAACGCCCATGGACACGTAGGCACGCACTTGCACAGCAGGGCGATCGCTGACATAGACCTTGACCGACCGGATCACCTGACGTGCCTGTGCGATGCGGTGCTGCCGAGCCGCCTCGGTGTCATCCCACTCGAAGTAGCTGTGCAGAGGGCTATCGGCATCAGCCGCGACTTCGATAACACGTTCAGGTCGAAGCGCCCCATCCTGCTCATGGAGCTGCTCCAACTCGCGTAGCGCAGCGTCGGGCAGTCCTTCGTAAACCAGCGTCGGAGCGGTGGCGAGTGCCATGGCTAAGCCTCCACTGAAACCTTGAATCGACCGTAGGAGCCTGTGAGCGACTTTGGTGCGCTGGGACGCCACTCACCGACGCCACCCAAGCCGGCAGCATCGACCAAAGCGTAGACAGCGTCAAGCGAGATGGTCGACGCCACGAAGCGCACCGGCAGCACCGCAGACCATGGCCAGTACAGTGGACGATAGCGCAGGTCGGCAGTGCCCATGGCGATGCGCACCGTCGCCTCCCACTTCTCGGGCTTGCCCTCGATTGGGATGAGTTGCTCCTTGCCGATGCCCTCAACGAAGATTGCGGTCTTGAGAACGGTCATGGGGATGCCTTCGAAGTGACGAGCCGCGCCGACGATCGCGGCCTTGAAACAGATCGCGGGGATGCCGTCGCGCTTAGCGTCAATTCGGTAGCGCGCGTCGTTGTAGTCCGCGTCGGGATCCTTCGGCTCCTTGCGCTTGCGTGCCTTGCCGCTCTGCGCCTCGAGCATCATCCGTTTGGCCTTCTCCGACCAGCGATGTGTGCTCAGCGGGGACAGCCCCTCGACGCGAATGTCCACGGAACTGATCTGTAGCGGCTCCAGCGTGAGGGCTGCTTCCACGAAAGTGCGCTCTTCTGTTGGCCTGACAGCAGTCGCCGTACCATTAATAGCCACGCCATTGACCTCCACACAGGTTGGTGGTTAGAAGCCCCTCGGAGCCCAACCGCTCCAGGGGCTTCGCATTGTAGAGAGCGGGACAACAGAACGCAAGCGGTCTACACATTGCGACCGATAGCGCTCTCGAACGGGAGGGATTTGCGCCATCTGGTCGGCAGCCTCGGGATTTATAGACGCGCTGCGCTGGGGCAGCGCGATCATGGCGTGCCAGTTGAACGTCATGAACAGCGGACAGAGCACCAGCATCTACCTGCCTGTCTCTGAGGCTGACTTCACCGTCGATCGCAACAGCGCACAGCGCCGGCAGGGCGAGCTGACCGTCGAGATCGTCCCTTCCATCCCACCGCAGACGGTGTTGTGGTCGGGACAGCAGGTGCCGTATTTGCCGCTGGATCCCACCTCGCCCCTTGCCCCCTTCGGTACGGAGGTGTCGGTGGCCATGACCGTGCTGGCCCCGGACATCCAGACGGGACAGATCGGAGCCAACGGCTGGGCACCTCTGGGTGTGTACGCGATTGCAACGACCACGACCGCCTCAACGGGCAACAACCTCACCTGCACGCTGCAGTTGTTCGACCGCAGCTGGCCCTTCTCGCAGTGGCAACTGCTGCAGAACTACACGGTTCCCGCAGCGGGTGGGGTGCTCGAGGATGAGGTCGTGGCCTTGTTGAGCTACATCTGGAACAACAACGGGCCGGGCTCGGTGGGCATTCCCGTGCCACCCTGGATCACCAATCCCAACTTTCAGGGCGGCTCGTCGTACGTGGTGCCGGCGGGCACGTACAACCAGGGACAGGATCCCTGGCAGGCGTGCTTGGACATGGCCCAGTCAGGCGGTCAGCAGCTCTTCTTCGATGTCAACGGCGTGCTCACTGGCAAACCCATTCCGGGTTCAGCCGCGGGCGGATCACTCTCCTCACTGGCTCCGGTGTGGAACTTCTATCCCGGTGAGGTGACCGCGCAAGGCACCTACGTGCATCCCATCGGGGGCACACCGTTCACCACTCCCGCAGCGGTGACCTTGGCGATGACCCGCGACGGGGTCAAGAACGACATCTTCGTGGCCGCGACCGGGGCGCAGAACCTGACCGGCACCAACACCCCGATCCAGGCCGAAGCCGCCGACAACAACTCCGCCTCACCGACGTTTGTGGGCGGGGGGATCGGGCGGGCGCCCAACTTCATCATGGACAGCCTGATCACGTCGTCGGCACAGGCATTGTCGGAGGCGCAGTTCAACCTCGGCGTGTCGCTGTCCTCTGCATACACCTTGTCGGTGAGCGCGCCCAACAACCCCCTCTTCGACATTGATGACGTGTTCACCGCCACCGAACCACGACTGGGTTTGAACATGCAGAAGACCATCACCGACACCATCCACTACAGCGTCGAATACGCGACCCAGACAGTGCTCAGCGGGCGCGTGATCGCCCCGGGGGCCTGAGCGTGGCACTGAGCCCGACTGCGATCGCGCGCAGTCTGGCCACGGCGCTGAAGCCATCGTGGGATCAGGACTCGGGGTGGCAGACCGGCACCATCGCGGCGGTGGACATGACCGGCAACTACACCGTGGACGTGTACCTCGACAACTCCGCAACTGGCGCGGGGGCGAGCATCACTCCGGGCTTGCCGTACATGAGCTACTACTACCCGGCCGTCGGGGACGCGGTGCTGATCGCCCGCGGTCAGGGCAGTGGGCGCACCTCGCGCATGGTGATGGGGCCAGCCGCCGGATCGGCGGGCGCGGGCGGTTCAGGAGTGCCCATCGGCGCCATCCTGCTGTTCCCAAAGAGCTTCAGCTCGCCCGTGTTCATCCTCTGCGACGGCACCAACTATCCCTCCCTGGCGACCACCAACCCGGCGCTGTACGCGTATCTGGGCAACTCCACGACTGTGCCAGATATGCGCAACGTGTTTCCCATGGGTGCGGGCAGCACGGTGGCGCTGGGTGCAACAACCGGAGCGACGACGGCGACTATCAGCACCAGCAACATGCCGAGCCACACGCACAGCATGACGCACACGCACAGCCACAACCACGGTGGTCACACCCACGGAACGGCGAGCGGTGGCAGCAGCCATTTCGTTCTCGACAACGCAGGCGGCGCCGTGTTCACGACAGGCGGCAGCGGGTTCGCGCTGAATGGCACCAGCACGATTACTGCCTCGACTACCCCTACCACTGACAGCAGCGCCTCTAGTGCGTCCAGTACAGGAAGTGCGGGCTCGGGCTCTGCCTTCTCAGTTCTCAACCCGGCTCGCGGCGTGGCTTGGTACATCAAAAGCGCATAGGGAGGCTGCAAATAATGCGACTGCGTTTGGAGTGCCGCGACGATGGCACCTTGCGTGTGTTGGACGGGGACATGCCGCTCGTTGGCGTCGCCTTCGCACTGATCCACTACCACGCCGACGCTTCCCATCCGCCCACGGTCACGCTGGAGTTCCAGGACGGTGAGCAGCGCGAATTCCTACTCAGCCCACCGAACCTTGAGCTGACAGTCGTCCCGTCACTGCAACCCGTGGGGCACAACTAGCCCCGTGAGCTACACCCTGGCCTGGCAGAACCCGTTTTCGTATACACCGTCGAGCACGGTGCAGACGAGTGCATGGCTAACCAGTCGGTTCGGCAGTCCACCGGCACAGGGGGATGTCACACCAGCGGGAAGCCCAGACTTCGGCATCACCAATGTGGCGGCGGTGACGAACACTTACGGCAACATCACGGTTTCCGCCACCTGGGAGACCCCCGACCAGTCCACCTACTACATCCTCTTTGTGGACACCAACGACGGACAAACCCCAAACGTTACATACTGGTCGCCCTTGATCGAGCCCCGAACGCACGACAGCCAGCAGCCCTATACCTCGGGTGGGGACATGAAGGCGTCGCGCAAAGCGGCCAGAACGACGACGGCGTCGGGCAGCAATAACGTGGCGCTGCCTACTGCAACGATTAACGTGGCTTCAACAGCCGCCTTCGACAGTTCTGGCTACCTAGTGGTGCTCACTCAATTGGGCTGGACATCGGTGCAATACACGGGGGTCACAAGCACCACCTTCACGGGCTGCACGGGTGGTACCGGCACCCTAATCACTGGACTCAGCATCTATCAGGCGTACTTGAACGACGCGAATCGACGCTCCACGAAGCTCACGTTCGCAGCCTTCGTCAGTGCCCACTTCGACGCAGCAACGATTGAGCCATGGAGCACCATCGCTGGGGATCTTGTGCGCTGGGGCGTGGTAGGCGTGAATTCGTGGGGAAGTGGCGCAGGAGCGACCACGCTCAACTTCCAAGCCGTAAGCGATTGCGACCCCGGCGGGGTGTACGCGATGGCTCCTAACACGAACGGCTCTGGCTCTATAACTGTCGGGAGTTGGTTCGAGCGGGACGAATAGCTCGGGATCTTGGGATCTCTGCCCAAACTTCGATCTGATCACCTAAGCCGCGCACGTCACTGACCACACTGTTACGACCTGAGAGGAGGACTGTGCGCGTGCCACCTGAAGAGGAGGATGCTGATGCTCTGCGCTCGCCGTTGGGCCACACCCCCAACGGCTCCTTGGGCCGGATCCGCGACTGGATCAAGATCCTCAGCGAGACCCATATCGACGAGCTGAGCGTCCTTGAGCGCAACAGCTTTCCCCGCTTGGTGCGGCGAGGGATGCAGCGCGATCAGGAAGAGCTTGAGCAAGCTAAGCGTGAAAAAGAGGAGCGCAGACGCCTGCGTCGGTGGCTGACCATCGGGGGCACCATCTTTGCCCTGTTGCAAGCCATCGCGGCCATCGTGGGCGTCATCGTGGCGCTGCATGTGCTCGGCCCCGCTGCTCCCACGATCATCTACCAGTCCGCCCCCACCGTTGCGCCCACCCTCCCAGGAGGCCGATGAGCAAATGCCCCAGCGCGAGACGCCCTTCGAGTTCTTCTTCGAACACCGCTATACGTTCGGGCTGATCTACTTCTTTCAGTTGCTCCTGCTCATTGGACTGGTGTTCACCGTGGTCAACGTGCGCTTCAACAGCGAGCGCGTCAACGCACTGATTGCGCAGAACCAACAGCTACAACAGATTCAGGCGGAGCAAGCTCAAGCCAGCGCGAGATTCATCCAGAGCTACCTGGCTGAGGCAAACTACACCTGTCGTGTGGTCGGTGCCTTTGCCGCGCAGTACGGCATTGAGCCACCGGCACCGGGCACATGCTCTGTGAGTGTGTCTGGCCGCTAACCCCCCGAACCCCTTCTTCGCATTGCCCCCGGCCCTTCACAGGGTTCGGGGGCTTCTTTTTGCGTCTAGCGGAAGAAGCTGTCGCCGAGGTCGTCGACGATGTGCTCCGCAGCTCGGGAGAGCAGCCGCTCGAAGGGCTTGTTGTTCTCGCGTCCCTCATGGTCACGCTCGGGGTGCGACTCCACCCAGTACGTCCACTCGATCCATTCCATCCCGCAGAGGCGCTCCATGGCGGGGATGACCTGGGTGCGAAACCAGCCCTTGGTCTCCCGGTCGATGGCCTTACTGACCAGACAGCAAACCTGCTCCAGCTGTGGCAGGCGGTCGATGGCGGCTTCGAGATCTAATTCCCGAATGACCACATTGAAGGCCGAGCTGGGTTCGCGCGTCCCGCTGCTGTTGCTGTCCCAGCTCGTCAAAGAGAGCACTTCAAGGCTGCCCGAGGGCCGGCGCAGCCACGCTGAGACCTGGGCCACGGCGTCACGGTGGGCCTGCTCCAGCCACGGGTCGGACTGCTCGGTGTCCGGCTCCACGTCCTGCGCCGCCAGCATGCGCTCCGCATCATAGAACGCTGGGGGTTTCGCCGGGAACGTCTGTTCAGAGGTGGTATCCTGACCCTCCATGAGCTTCCTCTTGCTCCTGGTCGCGGTGGTCTGCTTCGCCCTTGCCGCCATCCTCTCGCTGGTGGCGGTCACAACCGGGCAGCTACAGACCTTCCTGGTCGATCTGGGCCTCGCCACGGGCTTCGCCAGCTTCCTGCTCGGCGCGCCCCGTCCGCACATCCCCTAAGAGGCCCTGTGGCTGCTGTGAAGGAGGGGGAGATCAAACCACGCCCCTGCGCTGCCTGTGGGCGTCCCCTGCCCCTGTGGAGCCTCGCCCTGTTCTGCCGGGCCTGCAAGCACGGCAAGCCGCGCCTCTCGCCCTTCCGCCGCTGGCGGAGGGGCGAATAGAAAAGGCCGGGGCGGTTGCCCACCCCGGCCCGGGAGGTTGACCGCTGCGTTGCGCGTTAGGGGTTCTTCGGCGTCGGCGTGCCGGCCGAGATCGACACCTGAACAGCGTCCGTGCTGGTGGTTACCGCGATCTGCAGTGGCGGCGAGGTCACGCTATTCCCGTCGCTGTCGCTCGCCGTCGCGGTGACGTTGGCGCTGCCGTTCGCCCCGGTGACCGCGATGGCATTCACGGTGTCACCCGTGGTGTTGTCCAGGGTGATGATGCTGCCGTTGGAATCCTCGGCCCAGGTGATCGTCGCGTTGGGATCCGGCTGACCATCGGCGTCGAGCGCGCTGACGGAGAGCTGCACCTGCTGCTGGTCGGTGAGGGCTACTGCCACGGTGATCCTCCTCTGAGGCTTGTGATGATGCTTACGGTGAAAGCGACGGCACTCGTCGCAGTCAAAGAAGTCGTCGATGATGTCGTCGATGTCGTTGTCGGGTCGGCGCCGAAAGAATCGGGTCACCTCATACGGGCCCTCCTGTTGGATCGTCCAGTGTTAGTTCGGCAAGTGCTGCGCGCATCTCTTCACGGATGATCCGGCGCAGGTCGCGCTCCCACGGTGACGCCCGGGGCAGCACGGTACCGGGATGGCAGTGCGGGTGCCGTGGCTGGGGGATGCCGTGCTCGTCCACGTCGATGCTTCCGTGGCTGCCCCGCACCATCTCCTTGCCGCACACGTAGCACTGCGCCATCAGCTCGACACCGGAGTGATGGTGAACACCACCTCCAGGCGATCCCCGTGCTTGGTCGATGTCCATGAGATGGTGCGGATGCACTTCGGGGAATCGTCGACGAGCCAGATCCCCACCAAACTATCGAGCAGCGGCTTGACACTGGATGCCGTGTTATCGGCGTCCGGCAACGGGCCCTTGCGCGAACTGGGCCAGGTCACCGTCACCGCCACGTCCGCACGCTGGAACGGTTGATGCACCCGCGCTTTCTGCCGGGCTTCGCGCGCATACAGCGCCGTGATGGCGCGGGCATTGGCCACCTTCGACGCGCGGCGCCGGAAGTGCAGCCGAGCGTTCATGCTGGGCGGCAACTCACTGAGCGGCACGGTGATCTCGTAGGAGCGCTGCAACGGCAGCACCTTGGCGAGGTCGCTCACGCGGCAGGTTCCTCCGCGCTGCTCACCAGTAGTCGCGCCCGCTCGCCGTCGATCATCCGCAAAAGTAGCGATGCCTCGGTCTCCACGCGTTCGGCGGCATCACGCACGCGCTCAATCTCTAGCTCAACATGTGCGAGTTCTTGCAGCGTCTCCGCGACGCTCACCCAGCGCGCTCCACACTCAGCTGCTCACGGCGCAGCACGAACTCACCCGCACCGAGCTTTGCTTCGCCGTTGTTGTCATCGCCGTGCCAGAAGCGCATGCCCGAGAAGTGGCTGAGCAACTGCTCGGCCGCTGCTTCCGATGTGGCCACCCCGAGATCGATGATCACCCGGTAGCGGGGTTCATCGAGCAGGGGTGATTCTTTCGGCTCACCCTCCGTCTCGGGTTCTGCCACTGCGCTCATTCGCTTGGTCGTCATCGGTGTTCCTCCGTTGTTCATGCCAATTCGGTCAGGATCAGTCGCTTGAGGCTTGCTACCTTGTCATCCTGGCCAACTGCGCCTCCGAGTTCAGGCATCAGCCCGAAGAACTGATCGCCACGCGCTACAAGCTGTCCGAGTGCGTCAGTCCTGAAGACCTCGGTATGTATGCGCTCAAGGCCAGCGGCCAAACAATCAATCGCGGTTCGTTCCCACGACCGACGGCATGGCCATGTTCGACGGTAAATGGCGAAGGGCGCTGAGCAGCGGTGATGCCGGAGGCGACCATCCAAATCTGCGGTGAACCCGAGCTTGAACCGACCGGGATCAAGTTGCGGCTCTAGTTGGATCACATAGAAGCTCCCTTCATCTGGTATGAGAGGCATGCCCGCTATGGAGGGTTCACCTCGCTGTCGGGCATTCGCGTACTCCGCCCGGAGTGCCTGTGCTCCAGCAGCGCTAACGACAGTGATCAGTTGATTGCCGCGCCCAAACTCCCGACGCCTCGTGGTGTCAAGGCCAAGGCGGCGCGCGATCTTGAAAAGCGTTTGCTTCCGCGTCCCGAGTTCATCAGCCAGATCCACTATGGCTACAGGCTCGGCGGTGGCTTCGCTGTTCATGCTGTTGTTGCCTTGGCTCCCGATGGTTTGGTGAATTGATTCGTGTCTTGTCTGGCGAGTGCTTCCATGGCTGCATGACCGACGCGTCGTGGTGGTGTCTCGACCCACGCCATCCCATCGTCGGCACCCTCATGCATGCGCTGGTGCAGCAGCCCCCAACTGTTCGACCACTCGTTCAGCTCAGCGGGCGTCGCGAAGAGCGCACCTTCTAGGCGGCTGCCACACACATGGCACTGCATGGTGACGCGCATCCGATCGTCGCCCTTGCGGCGCAGCCAGTTCATGACGACACCGTCTGCAACCGGGCGAGTTCTTCGCTCACCGCCTTGCGCAGCCCTGGGCTCAGCGCAGCCCGGTTCTCTTCCGGCCAACTCGCGGGATCGCTGTGATACTCAGCGGCGATGCGCTGCGCCTCGGTCTGCTGCAGCACTGCGGACGGGTCACGCTTCGGCTTCGGTCGCACGGTGGCGCGAAGGAACTGCTCGGTGCCCACCTGCACGAACACCTGGGCTGCATGCCCGGGCTCGTAGCCCTCAGCGAGCACCTTGCGTGCCGCCATCTCCCACTCTCCGACCTTGTCGATCTCGGCATGCGCGAGAGCGAGTTGTTCCGGGCTCAGCGTTGGAGCGTTGATGCGGTAGGCGTGACGTTGCGCTGCCGCCAGTTCCGCGTGCTGCCGGGAGCGGTTCTCCGCCGCTGACCTGTCGAACTCCTCGAGCCGACGCTGCACGGTACTCGCGGGAGCGGCGAGCTTGGGCTGCTGTTGACGCTGTTGGATCTCACGGTGGCGACGCTGCTGCTCAAGCACATCGAGCCATTCCGAGAGGGTTGGAAAGTCGCCGGTCTCGGCGATGGTGAACAGCGCAGACCGCAGCTCATCGAGTTCGAACGGTGCGAGCTTCGGTGCCCAGGCGACCATCGTGGCTTCAGTGCCGGCGGGAATGCTCTTCGGCCAGCAGGCTTGCGCGAACAGGAAGGCCTCGGCGACGTGCTGCGGCAGCTCGTTCATGCCGTCGCCTCCTGTCCCAGCCAGCGCTCGCTGAACTCCCGAATCTGGCGATCCTTTGGGTTCTCGATAGGCGGCTTCGTGGGCGCCACGTACGGCATGCCCGGCTCTGCCCACCTCGCGACGTGTCGGCAGAACGCTTCGACCCCGTAGCGGTGTTCGCGGTAGTGGTCGTTCAGAGCACACCGCGCGACCGCCTCTCCCAGCTTCACCTCCTTGCCGTCGAAGTGCTCCAGTGCCTGCCGCATCAGCCGCTGCGTGTCTCTGCTCGGGGGGAGCTTTCGGAGCCGTGGCAGAGGGTCGCAGTGCTCGTTCCACACCCTCATGAACACCGCTCCGACCTCAGCCAGATGACGAGCATCACCGTTAGGTGATGCGGTCTTATCTCGGGACTCTGGTACGGGTACCGGGTTACGGGTACGGGGTACGGGAGGACGCGTACTACCCCCGTTACCTTCGGCGTTCCCGCCGCCGTTACTTGCTGCGTTACCAACGTCGTTACTAGGTGCCTTGCCACGCTGGCGGTGCGCCTGCACTCGGTCGCGACTGGCCTCGCGCTTGGCGAGCACCATCTCCCGGCTGGGGTTGTATTCGAGGTAGTCGTGCAGGAAATAGCCGTGCTCGACGATCTCCCACAGCCCGACCTCGCAGAGCAACTCGATGATGTGGTCGATGACCTCTGGACCATCTGACCCCGACATGCCCGACACCATGGCGAGCGATTGCACGCGGACCTTGCCGTCATCGCCGTCCTCGGTCCATGAGGTGATCAGCAGTCGACGGGCCACTGCGTACGTCACGAACCCGTCGGTCAGGTTGCGCGAGCAGTAGGTGATGGCTGCGACGTGCAGGGCAAATCCGATGGGCCCTGCTTGCAGAATCTTCGGGTTGTCGAGGATCTGGTCATCGAGCCTCGCCCAACTCAACTGTTCGCCCCCAGCGAATAGTCGATAGCTGCGTTCACGGGCGCCACCCGCTGTAGTAGCCGGCCCGGCGCAGGTGATCCTCAGAGCGTCGTTGCAGCTCGCCGACGCTGGTGCCTTTGCACACCGGGCAGAGCCAGTCGCTCCACCACTCCGCGGGTGGCACGGAGCGTCCGCACTGCGGACACACACCAGCCAGCCGTGCGAAGAGCTGCCGCAGGTCGGCGGTGCTGAGGGTCACGCGTCGGCCCGAGAGAACGGAGGGGGGTCCGGGACGCTGATCGCGAACCCACGCCTCCGCTCAGGGTCGAACGGGCCAGCCTGTCGTGTGCGCTGCCGCCCGGGGGAAGGGCGGGGATCAGACTTGGCCCGGTCGGCCTCTCCTGCCACGACGCGCGACCTCCGTGTGAGGGGTCGTCGTCGGGGGGCTCAGACTCCGGCTACCGCTCCTGAGCGAGGTCGGCGCTGTCGACGGGTTCGAGCCCCGTCTCCCGCTCCGCTTCCACCCAGATGGTCGGCGCTGCGTCAGCGTCCCTCGGCGACGGCCTGTGGTGACCGTTCCGAGCCCGGCCTCAGCCGAGCGAGGGGGACTGTAGCACCTCCGGGGGGGACTGGGAAGGGGTCATCAGCAACTCGTCCATGGAGCGTGCCGCGGCCAAAAAGTCATCGCGTTGCGCAGCTCCGTACAACGACGCGGTAATGGTCGGTGAGGCGTGTCCGAGGATGCGCGACGCCACCACCAAGCCCGCGCTGCGGGTCAGAAAGAGTCCCGCGGTGTGGCGCAGATCGTGGAAGCGGATGTGCGGGCACTCAGCTTCGGTCAGGAATGACCGGAACTCGCGAAAGAAGGAACCCGAGGGTGCCCGGTACCCACCCGTGACGGTGGGGAAGATGAGGTTGCGGTCCTTCCAGTCGCGGGCCTCGAGCCGCATCTGCGCCACCCGGGCGCGCTGGTGCTGCAGGCTGGCGACCACCGAGGCACCGAGGGTGAGCTGGCGATGGCCGGCGGCGGTCTTGGTCGGGCCCGCGTGCTTCTGGCGCGAGAGGCTCTTGGTCACGCTCAAACGGCGCTCGCTGAGGTCGAGGTCGTCCCAGGTCAGCGCGAAGAGTTCTCCCTGCCGCATCCCGGTGGCGATGGCGAGATGGATCAGCGCCCCCATCCACGAGTCGCGGCTGACCTCGAGCAAACGTTGGGCCTGTTCCACGGTGAGGGTCTGGGCCACGAATCCCGAGCGCTGCGGGGCTTGCACGTCACCGGCCGGGTTGCGGGTGATCCGTCGCTCCCTGACCGCGGCGTTGAGGCAGGTGGAGAGGCTGCGGTAGACGTGCTGCACGGTGGTCGGCGAGTGGCGTGTGCCCACCGCGGCGAGGGCGCGGCGGATCTCGGCGGGCTCCAGCTCGTCGAGGCTGATGCCTCCTAGCTGGGGGAGGATGTAGGCGAGCTTGGCCGCGTAGAACGCCTGCGAGCGGGGGGCAGTGAGCGTGCTCTGGGCCAGCCACTCCTCGCACCACTGGGAGAGCGGCAGGCGCCCACCGTTGATGCTCACGCCCTTGGCCCGCTGCTCAAGCACGCTGCGCAGCTTGGCCGCCGCCTCGACATGGGTGGGCCGGAACCAGGTCTGCTCCCGGCCGCGCCAGCGCACCCTGACCCGCCAGCGCCCGCGGTAGCGGACGATGGAACCCTCCCCGGTGGCTCGCCTCCCCGGCATAACGCTCCGTACCTCCGAAGGAGGTCAGGATGCGCTAACGCACCGACCGTGTCAACCACGAAGGGTGCGCTCTGAACTCAGGAGCGTTCGCGCTCTCCCTCATCGAAGCCCAACTCCTGCTCGCTGACCCCCAGCCGGTAGGCGAGCGCCTTGCGGTGTCGCGGGTAGGGGATGGCCTTGCCGTTCTCCCAGGCGGAGAGGGTGGCTTCGCGCACCCCCACCCAGTAGGCGAGGTCGCGCTGCGACAGCCGGCGCGCCAACCGCAGCTCCCGGAGCCCCATCTGCGCTCTCCACCTCTAGACCGCTTGCGGTCTGGTACATCCGTTTGGTAGGCTCGTGCCAACAACGAAGAAGGCCCGAGAACGGTAAACCGCCCCGAGCCTCATAGCCAGCCTTGACAGGAGGCCAGCCAGTGGCTCAGTTTACCGCCCCCGGAGTCGGCACCGAGGTGCAGGGTGCCGATTCGCTCGATCATCCGACCGTTCCCGCTGCCCTCGAAGACGCCTACCGCGAGGCGGTGATGGCCCTGGATCGGCAGGGCAACGACGTGGGTTCCGCCGCCATGTTTCTGCACGGCGCCTACAGCGACGCGGTGGCCGCGATGCGCACGGTGCGGGCCTTCAACGGGGAAGAGCGCTACGTGCAACGCGCCATCGACGCCCTGGTGGGGTACGAGTCGCACCTCACCAAGTGGCGCACCGAGGTCATCCATACCGCCGCGCGGGGATTGGAGTTCACCGACTCCGCGCGTGAACTCTTGCTGGCCTCGGGTGCCAAGCGCTGTGCAGCCCTCACCGACGTTGAGGACGACCGTGAGTGCGGACGGCTCTATCTCGGCGATGGACTGCTCTGCGTGTACCACGCCGAGCTGGATGCCGACAAACGCGAGGCCGATGCGCTCGACCGCGAGCGCGACGACGCAGCTGCGACTACCGCGTATTACGGCGGTTCGTGATGGGCATTCTGCTCCCGCCGGGTGCTCGGGCTCGTCGCGAAATCTTGCCTCTCGGCGATGTGCGGCTCAGCGACGGGCGTGTGTGCAGGCGGATTCCGGGAGAGGTCAGGGCTGAAGTTGCTCCCGGTGTCATGCAATACCAGAGGCTCTGGCGCTGCCAGCCGATCAGTCTCGGGATCATCGGTAGCGACGAGCAGACACCGCATGGTCCGCTGCTGCACGTTTCGCTGTCGCATCCGAATCGGCTTCCCAGTTGGGAGACGGTGACGCTGGTACGCGATGCGTTCTTCGGCGACGACATCGACGTGATGATGCTGCTGCCGCAGCGAGTTGACTACGTAAACGAGCACCCATACACGTTCCACTTGTGGCAGACGCCGACCACATGGGGCCTGCGGTGATGCCGGACTTCCTCGACGCCGGAGTCATCCTCGTTGTTCTCATTGGTGGCTGGTATGCCTATCGCGGGCTGGCCTTTGTGCTGCGTCGGTGGGTCGAACTGTGAGCACAGAGCCGGAGATCATCGAGCGCAACGCGGACGACAACGGCGCTCGCACTGAGGTGATGGTGGGCCCGGTGCGCACGCCGCAGGCCGTGCTCGATGCATCCGAGGCCGCGAGTTGGACGCCGCGCATGGTGATCACGGTTGACGACGCCGTGGCCATGATCGATGAGCGCGATGAGTTCATGAAGCGTGTGCTGGCCAAGGTTAAGGACGGGATCATCAACATCCCGGGTTCCAGCAAGCCCGCACTAGGCAAACCTGGTGCCGAACGTCTGCTCACCGCCTACGGGCTGCACCCGGAGGGAGAGGATGAGACCCTTCCCATCATCGATCTCACGGGTGCGGACCACGGCGGCGAACCGTTCATTCAGTTCCGTCGGCGCTGCACCATCTGGCGGCAGACCGGGCCGCGCGAAGGCGACCGCATGCGCGTGGCCTCACTGTCCGGTGAGTGCAACTCATGGGAAACCAAGTACCGCTACCGCGAGAGCAAGCGCGTCTGTCCGTCGTGCAAGGCAGAGACCATCATCCAGGGCAAGAAGGAATACGGGGGCGGCTGGGTCTGCTTCAAGAAGCAGGGCGGTTGCGGCGCCAAGTTCGCTGACGACGACACCCGCATCACTGAGCAGACCGTCGGGCGCGTGCTCAATCCAGACATAGCCGATCAGCTGAACACCATCCTAAAGATGGCCGAGAAACGGGCACTGGTCGCGGCGACCATCGCGGCGACGAGCTGGTCGGACGTGGTCACCCAAGACCTCGACGACCAGGATGCTCCCCCACCCGAACCACCGCCGCAGGCATCGGTTGAGCGGGCACCAACGGCACCAACGGGTCCGGTGGTGATGATCGGTGACCGTCCCCGCACCGAGGTGGTCGATGAGGTGCTGGCCCTCTTCGATGCTGCCCAGAAGCAGGGCGACACCCTCGGTCGGCTGGCCTGGGGTGTGCTCAGTGAAGCGGGGCGAAAGAAGGGCAGCGGCAGCGTGTTGCGCTGGATGCAATCGCTCAATGCGGAGACGTTGTTGAAGCTCCGCGAGCAGCTCTATCCGCTGGCGCATCCCACCGACGACAGCGGCGGAGACGTTGATCCCAACGACATTCCGTTCGCGATCCCTCCCTCAGCGCATGAGCGGAGCGTTATGCGTGCAGCCGCATGGGCAGCGCAGCAGTGATGGCGACAGCGACGCGCACCGAGCACATCACCGCCAACGCGGTGCGTGAACTGCTGCGTGAAAGTGGTCGCCCGCCATCGGTGCGCGAGGTGGCTCGTCGGCTGGGCTTGCGCTCATCGAGCACCGTGCAGCAGCGACTCCAGCGTGCCGTGGATATGGGCTTGTTGGAGCAGCGTGGACAGGAGGGCAGCGTGCGTGCCTACTGGCCAGTGGGGGCTGCGAATACATGTCCGGTGTGTGGGCAGAAGCTGCCGGAGACAGAAGCATGAGTGCGGTAGCGGAGCGGCCCTTGACCCAGAAGCAGGTCGTGCTGCGCTTGCTGCGTGAGCATCCCGAGGGCATCTGTGTTGCTGATGTTCCGCGTGAAGTTGCGTACACACTGCGCAACCGTTGCTCTGAGTTGTCGCATGAAGGCCATGCGATTGTGGTGCGTCGCTGTCGTTTCCACACACACAAGGCGGCTGTAGTTCGCTATTCGCTCAGCGCGAGCCCAGAGCAGTTGGAGATCCCGGCATGAAAGAGGTCCTCGTCAAGAACCAGAAGGAGCTCGACGCTGCCCTCAAGGCCGGCGACTATCCCGTCCTCACCGAGGGGTACTTCGAAGTCTCCGGCAGCAGCACGGTGACGGCCTACGACAGCAGCACGGTGACGGCCTCCGACAGCAGCACGGTGACGGCCTTCGACAGCAGCACGGTGAGGGCCTCCGGCAGCAGCACGGTGACGGCCTCCGGCAGCAGCACGGTGAGGGCCTACGACAGCAGCACGGTGACGGCCTCCGACAGCAGCACGGTGACGGCCTACGGCAGCTGCACGGTGACGGCGTCCGGCTGCAGCGCGGTGACGGCCTGCGACAGCAGCACGG